GCAAGCGGCTCCTCGGACGATCAGGACGTTGCTGATCGTTCTCAGGGCTTCGAGGAAGCGGAGGGAGTCGAACCCTCTGAGGCCGCCAAGCCCCTACGGTTTTCAAGACCGCTGCACACTCCGAGGTTAGCGCTTCCATCGTGCGTCTTGACCGCCCACGCACACGTACGGCCCTGTTACACCGCACCACCACCAGATATTCAACATGTTTCTGCGGAAAGAGTGGGATTCGAACCCACGGACACCGATGGCGTCGGCGGATTAGCAATCCGCTCCCGTGCAACCACTCCGGGCCACCTTCCCATGATGATCCAGCGGGGTAAGCATGCGTCAGCCCATCCGTAACCGGATACCGTGAGCGCGGCGTGGATCATTCGCGATGTACGGGCGTACTGGACTCAAACCAGGAGTGCCGGTTAACAGACGCACCCGCCATGTGGAACATGGTCTTGCCCGCACTTCGTAGTCCCCGTGGGATTCGAACCCACAATCCCTTCCGGGCACTGGTTTCTAAGACCAGCACGTATGCCAATTCCGCCAGGGGACCATGATGGGTGTTCCTTGTTTTGCGAGGGGGCAGGGATCGAACCTGCGGCTATCCGGATAAGCTTCCTATGTCATCCCCAAGCCAGAACACCCTTCGAGCATACGACCGGATTTGAACCGGCGGCCTCCACCTTGGCAAGGTGGCGCGCAACCAACCGCGCTCCGTATGCATGTGACGGACCTTTCACTGGACCGCTTTCGCGCCAGCGGGGATAGGCATTGCGATCCGCCGAAACCCCGAATCGCCTCGACGGCGATTAGCTTCGGTCAGATCGCACGAGGCGTGGCCCTGGCCGCTGCGGCGTGGACTCATCCCCAGAGTGCGTGTCTCGAACGATCTGACCTGATGCCGCTAGCAAGGCAGCATTTGCTCTCGGAGTTGGACTCGAACCAACGTGCGCTGGGGTCAAGGCCCAGCCTGGATGCCTGACAACCATCCGAGAACGTGCTAACTTCCAACAAACTGCCTATTTTCGTTGTAGGTTAGCATGTTACCTGCAACGAACGTTGTACCTAGAGCCGCCCGTGGGATTTGAACCCACAACCTCCGCCCTACCAAGGCGGCGCTCTACCAGATGAGCTTGGGAGGCAGGGACGGTGAGGGACTCGTGCGAACCCATAGGTCTCGTCCCGGGAAGCTCCGAATAGGATTCAACCCTCACCATCGAGCCCCCCATCGGATTCGAACCGATCACCCCCGCTTTACAAGAGCGGTGCTCTAGCCGACTGAGCTAGAGGGGCTGGGGCCGAGTTCCTTTCACCTGGACCGCGACAAGGGCCGCACTTGGTATCGACACCAGGCATGAGTTTTCGTTACTGCCAGACCCGGACCCAGTTGACCTCCATGGTGGCCGGTGCAATCACGTTCGAGCCGTTGGTCGTGTAGTCGATGATCGGGAACATCCTCGCGGACGTGATGCCCGTGGTGATCTTGCCAACCAGCTTGCCGTCGTAGTAGTAGCGAACGACACCGTTTTCCCAGTCCGAGCCGAATCGGTGCCAGCCCGAGAAGTTACCCGGGGCGCAGTCACCAGGACCGCCAGCGGGTGAGTGGAAGTGCCAGCAGGCGTCACCATCCAGCCCTTCCATCGTGTCATTCTCACCCGTGGTGGGCCAGGTGCCATTCCCATCACTCCAGAACGCTGGCCAGTTGGCGACGTGGCTGCCGTTGGCTGGCAGGAAGGCGTCGAACTCGATAGCGCCGAAGGCGTAGTCGAACTTACCAGCGGCCGAGAGGATCGCACCCGTGTAGGGGAATGTGCCCTTCGGGGTGGTGATGGTCTTGTGGGTCAGTGACAGGTGAGCGTCACCACCGGAGAGTGTGATCGCGTTCGGGCTGTAGCCAGCCTTTTCCTCGGAGTTGACCGGCCCGGTGTTACCGGTACCGAACCAGCCGGGAGACCACTTGCTGGTGTTGAGCGTGGAGCCACCGAAGCCGTCGCTGAACTTCATCGTCCAGGAACAGGATGTTGACCAGCTTGGCTGGGGCGTGGAGCAGGTAGCGGCCTGTGCCGATGCCGGTGACAGGATCGCCAGGAATGGGAGCGCCATCAGCAGCGCGGTAGCGAGCCGCCTCATGAGCTACCACCCGAATGGCGGCCACAGGTGCCGGTCTTCTCGCCACCCTTGCCGTCCGACTCCACCCGGCGCGACTGCGCCAGGCCAATCCTCTCGTCCACGTTCTCACCCTTGACGGTCATGAACGGGACACCACAGCCGCGCTCGTCGCAGCGGAGGATGTGGATTTCATTTCGGCGTGTCCTCATGACGCCTCCTTTCGAGCCTCCCACCGGGATCGAACCGGTACCCTCCCGCTTACGAAACGGGCGCTCTGCCGAACTGAGCTTGGGGGGCATCGCCAGGTGCCTGCACCAGCAGGGAATCGGACCCAGCACCTGGCTGACGAGCGAGCGCTTCACTCGTTTGTAGGCGACCCCGGACTTGAACCGGGAAGCACAAGGTTTTGAACCGAGTAGGTATGCCAATTCCCATCAGCCGCCCATGTGGCCAGCTTGACGAAACTAGCCGTTTCGCCGGGCACCCACCCGATTAGGGCGCTGACCTGCCCAGGACTAGCCGGTCGGGTTTATCGCTTAGCGCTAGTCCATGCTTATGGGAGAGCCGACGATAGACGCCATGGAAGCGCAAGGGCCAGTTTGGGCTTCCCGTGCCGCGAACGGTAGCTGGGTACCAGATCGCGCCGTTTAGGCTAGCCTGTCCAGAGAGTCGGCTCTCCGCTACCCGCCAGGCTAAGGCGGTGTCTTCTCAGCTATTAGCTCCGCAGCAGCCGGGTACGGAGGTATTGCAATATGCCCATACCGAGTTGGTCACGGACCCTGACCACTGGTGTCCCACGGTTTGGCTGCCATAGTACCCTGCCAGGGACTTGAACCCGTGTTCCCCGGGGTAAGAGCCCGGTGCATAGCCGTACATGCTCGCAAGGTATGTTGTTGCCCGTAACGGTGGCCTCGGTCTGCCCCCGCTGCCCCCATGCCCACTGGATGACCGCATCCTCAGCATGGCGAGTCCTGGCCGGTAGCGCAGCCAGGATTGATCATAAGGGGTGGCTTACTTCGAGCATCCGGCCGGGGTCGAACCGGCATTGACTTGCTTGGAAGGCAAGCGCATATCCGCTCTGCCACGGATGCATGTGCCGAATGGGATTACTCCCATCGGGCGCTTCACCAGCTTCTCTCAGGGACCGCTCGCGAGTTACGGTACCGGTGCTGCCCTTTGCGTGCGACCCGTTGGTATCGAACCAACCTCCCCGGCTTTTCAGACCGGCGCTAATCCGTCTCAGCTAGAGTCACAGGGCGATGAGCCCGGTCGTGAGATTCCGGGCTCATCGCGATAGTAGGGATTCTTCTTTGGTGCTCTATTCTGCCATCTTTCAGGCGCTAACAAACAGGACTGCGACGTAACGCTTTTGTGCCCAACTTCAGGCCGAGGCGTTCATAGCGACCTCCTCTGGGATACCTGTTGTTAGTCCCGGCTTCAATACCGGGCTCGTCTGGGAAGCTGGATTCGAACCAGCGCTCTCCTGACTCCAGATCAGGCGGGATGACCAAGCTTCCCCATACCCAGATGCGAGACGGTTTGCTTTGTATCCCCTTGCCGTCCCTCAATGGTGTTATGGGTGTTTGACGGTTTCCCAGCTACCGTGGCGGGCTCAACCGCCATCGCCTACTTCCCAAGGCCAGTGCTCCCAGGAACCACGTCCTGGTGAGTGGGACGAACACTCCAAGCACATCCAGCCTGGTTTTTAGCGAGCTTCCGGGGCTGCTCTAGACCGCTGAGCTATGGAACCTACCTGGTAAGCCCCAGAGGGATTCGAACCCCCGTCTTCCCCTGCTTACGCGAGCCCAGGCGTAGTCTCAGGAACCCCTTGCGGGCAGACTAATTACTGTCCTGGTGCTCGCAGTCTGGATGGATGGATTTGAACCACCGACCTCGCGCTTCCGGAGCGCTTACTCTGACCAAACTGAGCTACATCCAGATGTGGGGAAGCTCTCCAATTTAAGCTATGGCCCGCGAACTGTCGCAACCTCGTCAGACCAGCGGGTATCGACTCCCGCATCTCTCCCCCGCTTACGCCCACCGGCCGTCACCGCCAGGTGTCTCGGGTATCTCCCGAGGATCATTGGTGGGCAAGTATGTGGTCGGGATTTTCCTCCCCGGACTCCTTGTGAGACCCGGCCCTTCCGGCCTTCTTTTTGTGGGGCCGAAGCCCCGTCGAACCAGTGGACCACGTCGGATTTGAACCGACACCTTCCTGCTTGCAAGGCAGACGCTCTACCAGTTGATGCTAGCGGCCCATGCGGCATGAGGCACACCACAGTGTCGTTGAAGCCGCGTTATACACGCGGACCCTCAAGCCGTTTGCGACAGTAGCTGCCCTCGCGACCGAAGCCGCCTGGCGTCACCCTGCCGCCGTACCGATCAGGTCCGTTGCCGGTCTTGGTCGCCCTGGCTACCACCGAAGCGGACTGAAGCTCCAGAACTAGGCCGGTCGGCCTGATCAATGACCTCTATTCACGAATCAAAGCGCTGGCACGTACACCGCCTCGCCGCTAGGTTCAGTTCCCCCGTCGCCGGGGGCTTCGGGACCGGCTGCCCAGTCCCTCAGCGGTGGTGCTCTACGAGCTTAGCATCTGTGGCTGACGGTTGTCAACCCCTGATCTACCAGGCTCGATGCAGGGTGTGTGACGGGGTTCGAACCCGCGAGAACCAGGCTCACAACCTGGCCCCTGATGCCACCCGGGCTCACGCACCATGCCCGCAGGCTGTGACCTGCGGCGATTCAGTTGTAGGACCACTATAGCATGTGGTGCTGACGTTCACAAGTCCAGGCCGCCCCAGCAGCTTCCCGCGCCGGGGGCGGGCAGGCACAGGCGGTAGGAGCAGCCATCGCAGAAGTCGTGGAAGTGACCACCGCCCAGGTCATGGGTCCGGATGATCCCCAGCGGGCAGAACTGGCACTTGTCCTCTACCGGGTCAACCGGGAGTATCGCCGGGGCCGCCATGGATCTGCACCTCCACCTCATCGGGCACGAGAGTCGTGCCATCGGCTAGCCGGATCACCACGCCCGCGCTGGGGTGGACCTCCGACTCGATGATGGCCCGGCGGACGAAGTCCGTCTCCTCAGCCTCGACGGTCTGGATGATGATCCGCATCAGCCCACGTCACATGCTGAGGAACTGATCGTCCTCGACCATGCGCATGGCGGCAGGTTCCCGCCGTTGTCCGTCGCCAGGGAGTCCATCGCGGCGGCGAAGGCGTCATAGCTGGCCTGCTGCTTGCTGGTCATCGCGTGGACGTTGCCGTTGGTCTCGCACTGGTTCGGGTTCTGGTCATAGCCCGGGTTGATGACGGTGCAGAAGTCCTGGCCATGACCGATGCCAACCCAGAACGCCTGGAAGTTCTGCGGTGGGTTGCTGGTCGCGTTCGGCACGATGGTGGCGGCCTCTACCCAGTCAAGGCCGTCAGCCGGGTGCTTGTCCCAGTTATATGAGTTGAGGTTGTGCGACCAGTACAGCGCACCACCCGACACCGACTGGTTGATGCACTCGTAGGCCACATGGGTGGACAACTGCACGCCGTGGTAGTCGAAACAGCCCTTGAGGCTGGGCAGGGAGTTCGCCTGTGCCCGGGTCAGGGTCTGGCTGGCCATCGCCTGCTGGACTGTCTGGCCATGTGCCGATGGTGCGAACATGGACTGGGCTGATGCGGCGATGACCATGATAGCCGCGAGGGCAAGAAGGAACTGTAGCGGGTGCCTGACTGCCTTGTGCATTGTCTACTCCGTGGATCTCTCGCTGATGCCAAATGGCTTGGACTGCATCGTGGCCATTATACCCTTGGCCGCTTCGAACACCCTCAGGCGATCCTCTCGCAACTCCGTCTCGCGTGGGCCGGGCGGGTTTCCCGCACGGCGGGCTGGGCTATGGGTATAGCCTTCAATCTGCCTATCGAGGCTGGCGAGTCTCCCGAGCAGTTTCTCGATGCGCTGCTGGAGGACGACCTCGGCGGCCCTGGCGAGCATTTCCCGGTTTGCGGCACGGACCATACCGATGCCCTCGACGTAATACGAGACGCGCGGATCACCAAAGGTGCGGATTTCTTCGATGCGTGGTGGGTCGCCCAGGATCATAGGTGGGACCTGAGCCTGTGCGAGATAGCGCTTGCGGATTTCGTTGATTGTCTGCTGAGTCGCCGGGGCAGGAACGGTGATGATCTGCGGGCGGTCCTCGGGGAACGCCATATAGTGCTCCTGCTGTGCCTGGTCCTCGGCCTTAAGGATCAGGTCCAGGACCGGGACACCGGCCCAGTTGTCCGCGTAGCGGTATAGCTGTGCGTGCGGGTTGCCGGGTGGTGTGACCACGCGAACCGACATCGCCCGAATCGCCTGGCGAGCCCGGACCACCCTCAGCCAGGCCCAGCCGGTGGCGTACAGGAAGATGATCAGAGGGATGAAAATCCGGAAGTATTCGACCATGGCCTCACCCTATCAACCGGGACCGGCGGGTACCTCAGCACCGGTATGCTACCCTTGCCTGTGCCGGGGCACAGTAGTTAATGATCATGAACTACTAGCCCTATAGAAGAAAAACCGGCTCCGCCGGTTTTTCTTAAGAACTTCTATTACTCTTAAACGGATCATGAACAGAGTTCATGATCCTCAAAGAACTCTATAGCTCTTGTTCTTTATAAGTATAACACCCACCGTTCTATAACCAACGGTTCTCTCTCTTAGAACCGGTCCTCGGGCTATCGCCCTCGTCCCGGCCCCTATGCTAGACTAGCTTCGAGACGGTGGCGATCAGCCACCACCGAGGCACGAGAGGCGAGCCACCATGGCCAAGGACCCCAAGCCCACGACGCTGACCAACGTCCACGTCAACGTCACCAACCTCCGCAACACGAAGGGGTCGGGCAAGGCGACCCAGATCCAGCGATCCGGTGCCACCGGCACGGGCGAGGTAACACCAAGGAAGGCGAGGCGCGCATGAGGAAGATCGTTCTAACCATTCTGATGGGCGTGGGACTGCTCACTGGAATCGGCATGCAGGCGGCACCGGCATTTGCGGGCACCGCCGCACACCACGCACCGCACGCCACAACCCGCGTGGCTCCGCCACTCCCGGCCGCTCAGACGGCCTCGTGCACACAGGGGCACCTCGACTACGGCGTCGGCAGTGTGACCATCAGTGCCGACTGGGAACCACCGGGTTCCTGTGGCTGGCATGTCCGCACGTGCTCGCTGGACTCGACCAACACCTCCCGGTGTGGCGGGTTCGTCAAGGCGACCGAACTGGTCACCACCAGCCCGCAGGCGAATGGCACCATGGCCGATGGATGGCTTCAGCAGTACCTCGACAGCACACACCCGCAGCGCTGGTGCTGGGATGTGCTGGGGCAGGTATCCACCTCATGGCACAAGTGCAGCGGCAAGGGGTTCGGCCCTCCGGTGCACACCACCGCCGCTGGCATGACGCTCCAGCCAGCCGGGCACACGACCGTCGATGGCAAGCGCGTGTCCTGGTTCCACATCTGCCTGACGCACTCCAACGGAAGTCACTGCATCACCGCCAATGGCGTCGGCCGTGACCTGTCACTCGCCGCTGGCAGCGGCAACAAGTGGCAGGCCATTCCTGAGCGCTCAGACGGCAGAATCGCCTGGCAGAATGGCAGTGGCAACTGCATGACGGTTGACGGTTCCACTGGTGGCGTGCAGGCTGCGGGCAGCGGGTGTGCGGACGTTACGTCGGAGGAGTGGTTTGTGGGCGGGAGTGGCAATCTCACCTTCAACAACGTCGGCACCCAGAACTACATGGGCACCAATGGTGACGCCGCCGGGAAGCTGGTGTACGCCCACCCGGCACACACCGGGTTCTTCCGTGGGTGGACAACCTTCTCCTGCTGCCTGAAGACCACGGCGGCACACACCACCGGCAAGGCAGCGGGTATCACACTCGATGCCTTCACCGCACGCCGTGTGCCTCAGTCGGGCCACCTGAAGGAGTCCTTCGGCGCGGGTTACTACGTCGGCACGCCATCGCTCAACTACGGCTCAGGCGTCAGCGAGGAGTTCGGCGGACGGCAGATGACCTTCTTCCCCGATGGCAACTACTGCGCACCGGACGGGAACTGCTACACGCGCGGAGTGCTCGACTTCACCAGCGGCGCGAACAACTGCGCACAGGCCAGCGGGACCTCAGTCCTGGTAGCCGAGTGCTCTGGCGTTCCCGGCATCGAGTGGGCCGAGAAGATCGTCAGCGGCCATATCCACTTCATCAACGACAACGAGTCCTCGGCTGCGGGTGCGGACATCTTCATGGGTGGCCTACAATGCGGCTGCCCGCTGACGATGGGCCGGGCGGGTGTGCCGTCAGGCGTCCTGCAAGCCTGGGACTTCCTGTAAGCCGGGAGTAGCTTCGAGGTAAGCAAACCCTAACCATCTAGCCAGTTGTGGCCCTCCGCTCGATCCTGTAGCGTGGGGGCCACAACGTTCTGGAGGAACAGACATGAAAACATTCGAGCAGTACGTGGAGGCGGCGGAAGCCGAGGCCACGCACTCCGGACATGCCGACGCCGGGCGGATCTACGCAGAGCTTGCCAAGGCGATGGCCCTGCGCATGTCCGCCGCGACCGCCACCATCGTGGAGCAGCGGGACACCGAGCGGCTCCGCATCCAGGATGCCCAGGCAGCCCGCCAGGCGTCGGGCAGGCGGCGCACGATACCACCACCATGGGAAGCGGGGCACATCTGACATGAACGACGCCGAACGCGAGGCACTGGCCCGCATCGAGCGCAAGCTGGACTGGCTGCACCGGTACCTGACCACCCGTATCGCCAAGCCCGGTGACAGTCTCCCCGCCTGGTCCGAGACCGAGCACCCGCGCACCTGTGGCTTCCAGTGCCAGGGCTGCGGGCTGACCATCGCCCACGGCCCTGCGTGCGAGTCCATCGTGGCGGTCCACAAGAACTTGCACGGCCTCGTGATCAACCTGGCCACCGGGCGGGAGTGCGGCTGACATGATGACCCCACAGCAGGAACTGATCCTCGGCGCGGAGCGCGAGGCACTGATGGACAACGACCCCGAGGGAGCGGTCACCGCCTACGAGACGATCCGTCATGCTGCCATCGAGGCGGGGTTCTGCCCCATGTGCGGTTACCCGCTCATCAACCGTTCGTGCTACAACCCGAAGTTCTGCGCGATAGAGGGCCGTGGCGTGTACTGGACACCGAACGGTGATGCGCTCATACTGCCCACGCCGCTCGCGCCAGACAAGCCCTGACCTGCACGTTTGACGACTGTCGTACCCATCCTGTAAGCTCGTCTCAACTTCACCGGACAAGGAGCATCACGTGAAGCAGAGCAAGGTCAGCGTCACCGCCATCAGCAACATGACTGGCGCGAAGGTGATGGGCTTCGACCCCCATGGGACCGCCCACATCTTGTCGATCCTGAACAACATGTACTCCGACCCCGGCCTGGCCGTCGTGCGGGAGTACGCCGCCAACGCACGCGACTCGCATGTGGAGGCTGGCAACACCGACCCGATCCTGATCACCAGCCCGTCCTACCTGAACCCGATCCTCGTGGTGCAGGACTTCGGCACCGGCCTCAGTCCCGATGAGGTCGAGAACGTCTTTGCCGTCTACGGCACATCCACCAAGCGTGGTGTCGAAGGCCAGATCGGCTACTTCGGCATCGGCTCGAAGTCCGCCTTCACCATCGGCTCCCAGTTCACCGTGACCGCCGTCAAGGACGGCGTCATGTCCGTCGCGCTGTTCGCGCTGGACAACGATGGGAACCCGACCGTGAACATCGTCAGCGAGACCGGCACCGACGAGCCGGATGGTGTCAAGGTCGAGGTAGCGGTCAGTGATGTGGACAACGTCACGAACGCCATCGAGCGCCTGTTCGCCACCTGGCCACAGGGCTCCGTCCTGGTGGATGGTGTCGAGCCAACCTCGATCTGGGACGATGTGGAGGAACTGGCCGAGGGCGTGCACCTGGGCTGGCGGCCTGCCGCCCACACCAGCGATGGCTTCGTGGTCATCATGGGCGGCGTGGCCTACTCCCTGCCGACCTCCGTGGTCGAGACCCTGGACTACCGCCAGAAGACCATTGTCAACAATGTGCGCGCCAGCTACGCCAAGGTGTACCTGACCGTGCCCCTCGGCGCGGTGGACCTCACCCCGTCGCGTGAAGACCTGCGCGTCACCCCGATGACCACGGCCACGCTGAATGACATGGTGGACCGTTTCCACAACGCCCTGACACCGTGGATCACGAAGCAGATTTCGGACGCACCGACCCTGATCGCGGCAATCATCGCGGCCGACGACCTGCGCCGGAAGCTGCCGAACCGGATGTTGTCGGCCGGGCAGGGTCCGACCTGGCATGGCAAGCCGCTGCCGTCGAGCACGGTGAAGATTCCGGCCGAATGGTTCCACCTGGCCCGGCGTGGCTACTCATCACCAATGAACGCCCGCCGTGAGAGGACTGACTTCGAACTAGTCGCATCCCACACGATGAGGCAGGCGCTGTTCGTGACCGGCGTTCCGGAGCGCCGGGTCCGTACCGTCCAGCTAGCGGCGAAGGAGTACATGCTGGCTCACAAGGACAAGGACGACCCGGAGTACACGAACCGGGTTGTGGCCCTGACCCAGCCCGATGCCGCCTATGCCCGGGAATGGTTCACCCTGTCGGACCCGCTGATCCGGACGATGGACTATGACACCTTCGCGAAGTTCCGCCCGCTGCGTGCACCTGGCTCCCACCGTGCCGAGATCAAGTATGAGGTGCACGGCTCGAACCTGCGCCAGGCGATGACGGTGCCGGAAATCAACGCACACACCGGCAACATCTACTACCTGACCCACTACGAGCGCCCGAACTACACACCGGGCAGCCCGTTCGTGGCGCACGTGGTCGGTAACGGGCTGCTGATCGTCCTGTCCTCCACCCAGAAGGTCGAGCCCCTGCTCAAGCGGGTGCCCCGCGCGGCCAGCCTGGTGGTCCAGGCACGGGCCGAGGCTGACCGCATCCTGAACAGTGTCACCCCGGCTGACCTGGATGCGCTGGACGCGGCTAGCTTCCTGCGCAGCATCGACCAGGGCGTCTGGAACTTCCTGGCGGCGAACGAGACGGACATCACCCACCAGGCCGTGCTGGATGCGCTGGACATGTTCACCCGCGCTCGCGTGCTGGAGCGTGGCGACCAGTCCCGCGTGGGACTCATCCAGGCCGCCCTGCGCATCACGCAGCGTAACGCCTCCACCCTCGGCACGTCCACGCTCAACCGGGCCAGCATCGATGTAGTCCTCAACGGCCTGCCCCTGCTGAGCCGGTACTTCGACCGCGACTGGCTGCGCAGCCCGCTGGGCAACCAGCACGTCATCGCCTACGTCAACATGGTCGGCCAGTCGGCCACCGACTAGACTTCTGTCAGACCCCCGTGGTACTGTGGTACCAAACAACAGGAAGGATCGAGGACATGCTTCAGATCATGTTCAGCTTCACCCAGGCCGAGAACGGCTCCCAGACCCTCGTACTGCTGGGCTCGCTGGGACCGCGCCTGATCCCCGAGTCGCACGCCAACTTCAACGTCATCAAGGACGCCCTGCTTCAGGTCAGTGGGCTCACTCACCTCACCGAGGCCGAGGTCTACGAACTGGCCGATGCGGCGACCACGGTCACCGCAACCCTCCAGCGCCTGTCGGAGCGTGTGACCATCCGTGGCAACACGATCTTCTTCGATGGTGACGCGATGAACTCGCGCCTGACCCGTCACATCATCGCGATGGTCCGCGAGGGCGACTCGAACTACGAGGGCTTCGTCCAGTTCCTGGAGAACATCCAGTTGAACCCGTCCGAGGCCAGCCGGGTGGCGCTGTTCGAGTTCCTTGAGCGGAACGACCTGGTGATCACCTCCGATGGCCAGTTCATCGGCTACAAGGGTGTCGGTGCTGACGGTAAGTCCATCACGGCGGGCCGCGAGGACGTGACCGTGACCCTGGCGGACGGCACCGTCGAGGTCCACAAGGGCCACATCCCGTACCCGGTCGGTGCGACCGTCGAAATGGCCCGCAGCCAGGTGGACCCCGACCGGGCCAGCGCCTGCTCCGTGGGTCTCCATGTCGGTACCTTCGACTATTCGGGCGGCTGGGCGACCGGCAACGGCAAGCGCCTGACCGTCGCGGTGAACCCCCGCGATGTGGTGGCCGTGCCGTCCGACTCCGGTGGCCAGAAGCTCCGCGCGCACCGGCTGACGGTGCTGGAGGTCAACGAGACCGGCCAGTACACCGGTACCAGCTACGCCTTCGAGCCCGATGAGGGTACGGAGGACGACTGGGACACCGAGGTCGAGTGGGACTCCGACAACGAGTACGGCTCGTTCTGACCAGTGGCACCGGGGAGCGGCCAGAGTGTCGCCCCCCGGTGCTAAACTGGCACTACCAACACAGAGAGGCACGACATGATCGGGACACACCGCAGGGGCTACAAGATCATCGCAGCCCTGCCGGTCAACGGCAACAGCGAGGGCCACATGATCGTCGTGGGCCAGTCGCTCCCCCAACTCAAGGGCCGCCATCAGGCCACGTTCGTGACATGGTTCACGGATGGCCAGGGCGTACTCGACTCGCCGGTCCACTACAGCGCGCATGACATCAGCGTCGGCACGCTGCGGAACATGGCCATCGGCAACATGATCAGGCGGGCGGGTCACACCCTCTCGCCCCTGAACGCCTAGCCATGGAAGACGTAGAGGGCATCCCCGATGATGTCCTGTTCCCCGTACTACCCGCACTCAGGAGGCGCAAGATGACCACCACCGCATTCTCACGGACCTTCGTCGGCCAGGGCGACCTGGTAGCGGTCGAGGTTCTCGGGCTCCCGAACTCATCCACCGACCCTGTGTTCACCTACCGGGCACACGCTGACCTCGGCGTGGGTGACCTAGTGCTCGTGGAAGCACCCGCCTGGTCCGTCCGTGTGACCAAGCACACGCAGCTTCCCGGCTTCGTCCTTGGCCCCGCCGACCTGGCTACGGTGGCGGATCTGGACCCCAGCCAGATCAAGATGACGCTGGCACTCCCGGGTACTCCCGAGGCCGTGTCCTACCTGAACGGCCACGCAGCCGCTACCATCGCCACCTGGGATGCCCAGGCCACCGCACTTGAGGGTGCGGCGGGCCACATCCGTGAGGCGATAGCGCTGCTTGAGCAGGCATCGAAGCGCTGACATGGCTGACCTGGACGCACTGAGGGCGGAGGCGATGGGTTTGGCCCGTGGCCTGACCGACAAGGCTGCTCTCGGAACTCTCACCCTCCGTGAGGGGCACACGGACATCGGCCGTATCGGGGAGATCGTCACCGAAGCCTTCAGTGCTGGCCGCCGCGAGGCTCTCGCCCAGCGCGAGACCGCCCTGGCCAACAGCCTCCGTTCAATCCTGGACGGCGAAGCCATCGCCTACACGCCATAGGAGACGTGATGGAGAATCCGGCTAGCTGGAAGCGCACGGAACTGATCATCGACCGGGCTATCACCGAGCACCGATACATGACCAGCCGGGGAGCCATCGGCCCGAGCCTCGCTCACCTGATCGCTCAGCGTCTGCGTGCGGCGAGTGCCGTCCATGACGATCAGCTACCGGAGGTAGGCTGGGACCGGCTACGTCGGCACCTGGCCGAGACGGAGGAAATGTTCCCGGCGAATGGTGACATCGAGCGATGGGAGAACGAGGGTGGAGCAGTCCCACAGTCAGGACGACTACGCGCTGCGCCGCGCCCAGTTCCACCACGCGGTCACGACGGCGGAGCCGAGTCCGGACGATCTCCACAAGACCATGCTGATGAACATGACGACCAAGCCTGAGGTGAACCGCGCCATGCTCGCTTTCACCTGGATGCAGCGCTCACCGGACAAGTGGGCTGGCTGGCATCCCGAGCGGTGCATGGACGTGGCCGAGCAGATGGGGATGACATGACCTGCTCAGTTAGCCTGATGCACGTGGTGCGCTGCCGTGCGAAGATCGCGGGTGGCTGCCTGGATGGTGACACCACCACCGAGGCATTCGGTGAGGATGTGTCGATCATGAATGACTCCACCTTCGTGATGGACGACGATGGCGGCACCATCGTCTGTGACGCCTGCCTGGTGCGCCTGACCCCGATCCTCGGCACGCTCACCGCGTCCAATGACGAGATTTCTTCGGCGCTGGCGAAGTTTGTCACGCTTAGGGATGGACACCGTCAGCCCGATCCCCTAGACTGAGTATCAACACAACCAACACAACACCACCAACACAGAGAGGCGAACATGGAGGACTTCGAGGACGTGACGCCCACCCGGGCGATCCGTGAAGGATTCCGCTGGTTCCCCGCCGTCGTCATCCTGGGCGTCCTGGCTAGCGCCGTCATCGCGGTGCTGGTGATCGGCTGGCTGTTCCTGGGCTGGTTCACCGGCCAGCAGGCCGCGAACCGGGACTACTCCATCACGGTCCACAGCCAGGGCTATCAGACCACGCTGATCCAGACGATGACCAGCAGGCTCCAGGACATCAGCGACATCGGCGTGACACGATCCGGCGAACCGGCCAACTCCCCGATGCAGGCACCCCAGCGCGCACAGCAGTTGTCCGCGCTCCGGACGTTCTGCACCGACGCCGCACAACTCACCAGCGGCAACCCCGCCGCATCCCAGTTGTACCCCATCGCGGCAGCCAACTGTCTCGCTGGGACCGTCATCCCCAACCCACCGCTCGTGAAGTAGAGAGGCACCACTGATGAGGTACGTCAACAGAAGGTCAATCAGCGCAGGTCTCGGTGTCCTGGCCGCCGTTGCGTTCATCGCCGGATGTAACAGCGGAAACAACGACACCACCGCCGAGAACGCCCAGGCCACCGCCGGGATCAGGCAGATCCTCCACAATCAGCCCGTGCCCGTGTTCCCGAGGTCGGACATGCGCGCATCGCTGACAACCGTGGAGGCCGTGCAGGCGCTGGGCGGCCCTACTACGTCCTTCATGATGCCGATGGGCTCAGGCGGCACGGGGGTTGACCCCATCGATGCCTGCGCATCCGAGGGTTTCCCGATCCCGTTCGGGACCGAACTGTCGAACCCGACCCAGATCAGCAACATCGACACCGCGACCAACAAGGATCTGGGCGGCACCGGTAACGTGATCGACCAGATGGACCCGAACGGGGTCTATGCCGGTGGCAACTCATCCGGCACCTACGTCATGTGCGTCACCGCCAGCGGCAAGGCATCCCCGCGCTACTGGGAAGGCCCCGTCGAGACCGTGCCAGGCTCCGCCAACTGGAACACGACGACCCACTCCGTGGTCACCTTCGGCCCGCAGAATCTGCCGATCTGCACCCTTGAGGGCAGCGGCAAGGGCGCTCACTACAACTGCACGCTGCCGCCTGGCGCGAAGCAGAACCGTCACGTTCCCACCATCCACAGCTAGTCACACACCAGCCCATCCGGGCACGACAGAAACGAGGCACGTACGATGGCAACCGCCAAGGCAGGACCCCGCAAGACCGCCCGCAACGTCACCCTCAAGCTCACCGAGGGCGAGGCAGAGCTTCTGCTCGCACTCACGAGCATGGTGGGCGGACGCCGCTCACACAGCCCGCGCAAGTACGCGGAGCGCGTGCGTGTGGCCCTCGAAGCCGCCCTCGGCTACAACTACGAGAGCACCGACGCCTACCACCTGGGTCTGGGATCGGTCGAGTTCTTCGACTACGACAACCACCCGCACATCACCGAGGGCATGCGGCACCGCGCTCTCCTGGAGTCGGCTGGTGTGCAACTGCATGCCGAGTTCGACCCGAGGTTCGAGGACGTAAGGACTGTCCTCGACCACACCACCGAACTGGTGGAGTTCCTGGAGAGCCTGGCAGCGAGTGTCGGCGGCCAGAACGCCGGGGTCGTGTACCTGCCTGCCTGAGTCGATCCCGCAACGAAGTACACGGAGGACGCCATGACAACCCCACCTCGACCACCGAGAGGGGAAAGCGATCTGGAACGAGAGCGCGACGAGCGCGCTACCTGGACGCCGCCCCCGGGTTACGTGGCTCCTGGTGTCCTTGATGGTGTAGCCGACCCGGACGAGCGCGATCCGGTGTTCGGCTACCCACCAGGGATGCCCTCAGGAAGCCCTGGGATGGACCCTGAGACCCTCGCAGAGCTTACGGGTGTCCTGAGTAACGCCCGCCACGTGTACAGCGCAGCGCGCGTCTCAGGCTTCTCCGATGACCAGGCGTTCCGGTTCGCACTGCACCACTATGAAATGATGGTCCGGATCAGCATGGAGGCGGCACGTGGACGGGATTGAGTGCCCATGCCAGTCGCGCCTGGAAGCGCTGGAGAAGCGGCTGGCCGCTCTGGAGGAAGGCGCGAAGGGGATTGACCCCTCAGGTACCACCACCATGACCACCCAGACCACCTGGAAGCCATCCTTCGGGTTCACGAACGACCTGAAGCTTACCCCACCGGATGTGAGGGCATGACGATGAAGATACCTAGTGTCACTACCCTGGCCATCAAGCTCGACATGGGCCAGATCGTCAGAGTGCTCCGTGCCACCGCGAAGCACCTGGCGGCACTGGCCGATGACCTGGAGGAAGCATGATCGACACACCCTCGACCGGAGCCTGGACTCAGGGCATCCAGCCAAGCGAGAATGTGCTGAGCGTATTGGAGACCCATGACGTGCTGCTCTATGACGAGCAGATGAGGCCGTTCGCGGTACTCGTTAAGGTTGACCGGTATGTACCCAATAGTTGACCTGAACGACATCATCTGGCCAGCGGACCTGCGCTGGCACCTGGGTGTCACCGGCACCCGCAAGCGCACCGAGGACGGTCACCACTTCCCAAGCTACGAGCAGACCTGGGCGATGGAGCAAGTAGTCAACCTCGCCGTCTCGCATGGTGCCTTCTGGGTACATCATGGCGCATGCACCGGATGGGATGAGGCGGTGGCCCGCTATGTGCGCCATGCCTTCCCGGGGCTGATCACCATCGCGCACCCGCCGATCAAGGAAGATCACCTGTCCCGGGCTGCCATCGAGGCTAGCCACATTGTCCACGAGCCCAAGGGCTACCATGTCCGCGACCGTGACATCGCTGAAGCCAGCGCCTTCCTGCTGGGCGGCCCCGCCTTCGCGGAGCACCACCCACGCTCGAAGTATTCGGGTACCTGGATGACAATCCGCATGGGGCAGAACCTCCGCGTCCCCGTCTATGCTTGTGATACGGAAGGAAACGTCCACAACGTCACGGAGGCAGCATGACAGCGCCCGATATGAGCGTCAGGACCAACGAGGGCCGGTTCTACCGACGCCCTGGCAGTCAACTCCTGGTGCCCTCGATCACGAACGTGATCGGCATGAAGAACAAGCCCGGGATTCCCTACTGGGGCTACAAGCAGATCGGCATGTTCGTGGCCGACAACCTGAGTGCGATCAACCTCCTGGATGGTGACAAGCCTGCGATCATCGACCTGGTGAAGGGTGCGCCGCATCGTGCCACGGACAAGTCGTCTAACCGTGGCGACCTCGTGCATGACTGGATCGCCCAGCGCATCCACTCCAACGGCGAGTCCCCGACCTTCGAGGACATCGCCGCGAGCGGTGATAAGGGTGCCATCGGCATGTGGGAGGCATTCCTGCGGGTCGAGGAGACCTACAAGATCAGGTGGCTGTTCGCGGAGACCACCATATGGTCGGACAAGTACGAGTACGCCGGTACCATCGACTGGATGGCTGAGGTCTTGGGTGCCGTCACCCTCGGAGATACCAAGACCGGCAACAACATCTACCCCGAGGTAGCCATGCAGGTTGCCGCCGCCGCCGAGGCTGACTACGCCTTTGACGACAACGGCAACAAGTTCCAGCTACCCACGCCCGAGCGATTCGCGGCGCTGCATCTGCGCCCGACGTTCGGCCGACTGCACCCACTGGAGAACATCGAGGAAGCATTCAAGGCGTTCCTCGGCCTGCGTGCCGTGTTCCAGTGGGACACTGAGTTCGCAGAGCAGACCGTCCGCTACAGTCCCAAGATCGAAGTGAGGTAACAGAGGCATGCCAGAGTACACAGTAGCCATCAACATCGGTGGTGTCCAGGTAGGGGTAGTCACCGCGAGCGTGAACGAACTGACGGAGCAGCTTGCGCTCCTGGAGAAGAACCGTGAGAGGATCGCGGAGCAGTTGGGTGTGCAGGACTCAGCACCGGCCGCCGAGGACATGCCCCAGAACGAGGCTGAGACGGCTCCTAAGCGCGTAGACCCATGGAGTGGTGACCCAGTACCGGATGACACTCCGAGGCGCTCAGCGGCCCGCTCAGCGCCGTCTAGGGGCACTTCTGGCGGGGGCTCGGGCAGCGCGCAGGGCACTCGCCAGGACACCGACCGGTTCGGCAACCGCTGGACCTTCGGCCTGCCGGATGCGCCATCCTGTGAGCACGGTCCTACGGCCCGCGTGAACGGCACGAGCCAGCAGGGCCGGAAGTACACCGCGTTCAAGTGCGCGCTCGGCGGCCCGGGTGGTGACTGGCGCAACAAGTGTGACTTCTTCCAGTACCCGGATTGAAGAAAATGTCAGGTGTGCGCGAGAGCGGTGTGTGAGTGCCGCTCTCGCTCCGCCTAGGAGGACATAATGACGCCCGAGCGTGCAAGCATCGAGTTCCAGCTACTTCTGCTGGGACATGGAGCGCAGATTCGTGAGAACACTGGCAAGAGCGGTCAAGCGGGAGCAGTCCACCGGCCTGGTCCTGCCCACGGTCTACCCCAACCTGGAAGCGGCGACGATCCGGCTGAGGACCGGAGTGGTATCAATGGTCGTGGGCGAGCCCGGGTCATACAAGTCAACATTCGCCCTGAACTACATGATGGGACTGGTGGATCACAAGATCACCGGCCTGTATGTCAGCGCCGAGGACGACGAGACGATTGTCGCCACACGGGTGGCCGCTCTCACCACCGGAGACCCCACTGAGGTTGTCGCCGCTAGTGTTCGTGAGGGTGGCTACGACCATGTCCTGAAGGACATGTCTCAGTATGTGGCCTTCGAGTTCCGCACGCTGAGTATTGAGCAGATCGCGGAACGGCTGCAAGCCTTCCGTACGGCGCATGGAGCCTTCCCGGGGGTACTCTATATCGACAACCTGATGTCGATGGTGGATGACCCCACCGACTACCACGGCCAGATGGTGTTCCTGCGTGACCTGTCCCAGATTGCTCAGACTGCTCCGGACCCGATAGCCATCATGGTGCTGCACCACACCCATGAGCACCCGCCCGAGAAGGAGAAGAAAAAGGACGGCCCGGTGGTTCGGTCACCGAAGCCACCACCACGCTGGGCGATTCATGGCAAGGTCAGCCAGTTCCCGAAGCTTATCCTCAGCATCGACACCATCGACATCCAGGGCAATACCTGGAAGCACATGGGTGCCGCACCCGTGAAGAACAACTACGGCTTCCAAGACAAGACCGGCCAGTCGTTCGAGGACTTCTGGGTGGTTCCGGAGTCTGCTAGGATAAGACCAATGAACGAGTCCGCCTAGGGCTCAAGACAAGGAGACGAAAATGCCAGCAACTGCACCGACCGCAGCGGAGAAGAAGACCGCAGCCGCAGCACCGAAGGTGTCACCAATCGATGAAGCAGCCGATCTCCTCGCGCGGTATGTCGCCTACCGGCGCAAGCAGCTACGCGACCAGCTTGGTGGCACGGGCCAGCAGCGCAGCGGGGCCGCCATGATTCAGGCACGCGAGCGCGAGTCCTTCCTGGCGGAGCTTGATGCCTTCGGCCAGTGGCTGGCTGATGGTGCGCCCTCCGCTGAGAACGTGCTCACACGGGCGGACAGAGAACTCTACCTGGCGATGCGGGAGCGCGGGCTGCCCCTTCCGGAAGGGATCGAGGACCAGCTATGAGGTATACGGATGGCGGCGTGACCTACGAGGACGCTCCCGTCGCGCGGGAGCCAGCCAACCCGAACTGCCGCCATTGCAAGACGCGGGAGATCGTCAGCGACGGCCATGGAGGGTGGGTACATGCCGATGACTACAAGTACCAGTGTGACCCTAACCCTAAGAGTGGACGCAACACAATGGCGGAGCCAGGTCACCGCCGTGCGTAGGAGAATGCTCGTGGGCGAAATGGAGGACGCCATGCGCAGGCTCACGCCGTGCATGGTTGTCGTGGCCAGCGGGTGGCGTGGTCTTCGTCAGCACTATATCGACGCCGCCGCAGAGATCATGCTGTTCGTGGAGGCGGGTGACAATGCAGCCGGTCAAGCGGAAGCGCAGGACCCAGGCACAGATGATGGAGGCACGGCGGAAGGCGCGTAACGCCCGCCGTCACCACCTCAAGACTCAGCACCATATGACCCAGGAACAGTACGACGCTCTACTGGCGTTCCAGGGTGGCGTGTGTGCGATGTGTCACAGGCCGCCGCAGCCGAACAAGAACCTGCATGTGGATCATGACCATGGTCCTGCCAAGCGCGGCGACCCACTGTGTGACCACCCACATGAGCAGTCCTGTTCGAACTGCTGGCGAGCCCTGCTGCACCGGCATTGCAACGACGTGCTCAGCCGTGTGAGGGACTCCCAGGAGACACTTCTCAACGCGGTGGATGTCCTGCGCAACCCGCCCGCGCAAGCCTGGAGAGCCGCCGTGCCAGGTGCTACGATGGTAGTGCTGACGATGGAGGTAGACGATGCCGGAACTGGTCAAGCCAGACCTGGCTAGGATTCTCGAACACTACGGAGCGGACGTAAGCCGTCTATCACGAATAGGATGGTCGAGGCACAAGGTCAGATGTGTGGTGCATGATGATCACAACCCGTCGATGTCTGTCAACCTGGGAACAGGGAAGGTCCATTGCTGGTCGTGTGATATGTCAGGCGACGGTTACGACATCATCATGAGGAAGGAAGGACTGGGTTTCAGTGAAGCAAAGCAGTGGGCAGCCGATAACCTTGGAATCGAAGGCACAGAAGTACGCAGCACATCTGATGGGGGAAAGCCTGGACGATGGGTTCCTCCCTGGGTGGCGCAGAACGATTAGCTACCTGCGCTCGCGCGGCCTGGATGGTGATGAGGGACGGCGTATCGCGCAGAAGTACCAGCTTGGGTTCGTGAATCCTGCCGAGCCCGCTGACCGTCGCTTCGCGGAAATGCTTGCCATCCCGTATTACACCCAGGCCGGTGTCGTGGACATCAAGTACCGCTGCACCCGTGACCATGACTGCAAGGCGTACGCCCGCGAGCACGACCCGTCCCATGCCAAGTACGGCAAGGCCACCGGCAGCGAGACCTGGATTTTCAACCCGCGCGCCTTCTTCGAGGCTGATGACACACTCGGCGTGGCAGAGGGTGAGATCGACGCCATTGTCGCGACCGAATACCTGGGCATCCCAACTATCGGAATCCCGGGCGTAGAAGCCTGGACCGCCTATGGCAAGGTGTGGAAGCACCTGATGCGGGAGGACTATGCACGGGTGCTCGTATTCGTGGACGGCGACGAGCCCAGCCAGAGTCATCCAGAGGGCGCGGGGTATGAGTTTGCCCGTGCCGTAGCGCAGGATGTTGGCCCCGTGACTCATCTGGTAAGATGTCTTCGTGGTGAGGATGTGGCCTCAATGGTCGCATCAGGCCGTGGTGACATTCTACGAGAGAGGGCTGGGCTGATCTAAATGCCTGATAACGGTTGCAGAGAATCCGACTGGAATAAGTGTGACGCGCACGCGCGGCATGTAAGCGACAGCGGTCATGAGACGGTGGTGACCTGCGACCTGGAACGCCATGCGGCACCCATGGACACGGACGCGCAGCACCATGACCCGCACCTCGGGATCAACTGGACCTATGATGACGATGAGGTCCGGTTTGACGACTGAGGACTGGCGTCCGTTCTGCGGGTATGAGTACCCGGCGTATCTAGTAGCCGGTGACCCGCCCGTCTGTGTGCGCCCGCTGCACGATGTAGTCTTGGAGAAGCATCAGGACGCAGCCGGGTTCACCTGGTGGCAGACACAGGAAGTTACAGGAGGCAGACGTGACGACGATCATTAACGGTGTGCAGATGATGGACCGAGGCGAAATTTGGTCCGTGAAGCGCACCTCAACGGATGGTGTGGAGACCGAGGTCGCCTGCCCGGAGGGCGAGGACGAGGCACGGCTGCTACATAGCGCATTCGGTGGCAAGCTCTGGAAGCGTATCATGTACGTCACCGAGGGTGAGGAAGTATCGCCCGAGCCAGCAGTGCCCGCTGACGACCTTCTCTGAGGCGGTCATGAAGACGATCCGCCCTGAGTCGGAGTTCTCGATACTGGTCGAGTTCCCCGCCAGCCCGAGCGGGGTGGTGCCATCCCACGGGATCAAGCTATGGCGAGTGCAGCCGGATGGCACACTGACGGCGATCACCACCTGTGGCGGCCTCACCCTCTATGCCAGCGCGGAGTCCGTTGTCTGGGCGGAGCTAGAGCTATATGTGGACGCCTGGGGCCAGCCGATATTCGACGGCCGACCACTCATAGGCGCGGACCATCAGGTCATCACCGGAATCTTCTCCGCCGACGTAGCGGGGATACGATCCACCACCAGCTATTCACGCGGTTATGCGAGCGCCCTGATAGATACACATCAGCGGGTGCCCACCACACCGTTCAAGGACACACCGGACAAGGTAATCGAGGCAAAGTCATGAGGCAGGACGAGTACACCCCCAACTACATCAACCACATCGGCTTCGTGGTTGACATGTCACAGTCGATGCTGAAGCACATGGCAGGGCTGGTCGCCGCCGTGGATGCGGAGACGGCCCGGCTCGCCCGGCGCTCGAAGGAACTTGACCAGGAGACACGGATCACGGTCTACCTGTTCAACTACACGACCACATGCGTGTTCTACGACAAGGACGCGCTACGGCTCCCGTCCATCCGGGGCCACTACCACCCAGCCGGTCGCACCGCACTGCGTGACGCCATGGGCCGCGCCATCAACGACATGAAGCAGACCGCCACGCTCTATGGTGACCATGCCTTCCTGCTCTATGTCTGGACCGATGGCTGGGAGAACGAGTCCCACCTGGTATCTCAGCTTGGCCTGCGCAGCCAGATTCAGGCACTGCCGGATAACTGGACCATCGCCGGTCTTGGCCCGAATGCCAACTCCGTTCATGAAATGAAGGGTCTCGGAATCCCCGCCGGAAACATTTCGGTCTGGAACACTCAGGCCGATGATGGTGCGGAGGGCGCGGTCGGCCAGATGTCCACCGCTACGGACAACTTCATGCTCGGCCGGGCGAAGGGCGTGCGTGGCACCCGGGACCTGTTCAGCACCGGCCCGGAGGCCGTGAACGCCGCCACCATCCGGGGTGCGGGTCTCGGCAGGCTGGCCCGGAGCAGCTACTACGTCTGGGACGTGCTCGCGGCTAGCGAGATCCGCCCGTTCGTGGAGGCTCATGGTCATACGTACTTCATCGGAAGTTCCTACTACCAGCTAACCCGGCGCGTGAACATCCAGAAGCGCAAGAAGATCGCTATCCGTGACAAGCGCACGGGCGATGTCTATTCCGGCCAGGAGGCACGCAGCCTACTGGGGCTGCCGGATATGGACGTGACCGTTACCCCGTCCGACAACCCGGACTACGAAATCTTCGTCCAGTCCACGTCCGTGAACCGCAAGCTGGTGCCGAACACACGGCTGCTCTACATCAAGCAGGGATCGCTGTGACGTACGAGGTACACCTAGCCGATGACTGGACCTTCGACGGCGTGAAGATTTGGGTGGGTGACCGTAGAGGGCATGATGTCGATGTCCTGCATTACGGCGGTCAGTTCGCCCTGGAGCGTCAGAGAGTTGACCCAGCCGCCAACGTGGAACCCACCATCATTATCCCGCGCGAAGCCGCCAGAGCACTCCTAGAGGCGCTCCTGCGGCATTACGACGGTGCCAGTGATCTGCACACTGTGCGGCAAGACCTACTGCATGAGCGGGACCGCAGGGGCAAGCTAGAGGATGCCATGACGGAGATAGCGGTCGAGCTAGCCACGAGGCGGGTGGTATCATGAGGGTACTGGTAGTAGATGGCCCATACAAGGGTCAGGTGCTAGACATAATGGGCACGACCTTTCAGGCGGTCCAGAATAGCCCGATGAGCATGACCAACTACCTTGACTTTCACATGAGTCCCGCTGAGCAGATGGCCGTGAACTTCGATGTGGTTACCTACCACGTGCATCGGCTCCAGTTCCTGGATGAGACAATCGCAGTCGCGAGCACCGCACCAATCGAGCCGAAGTATGCGGACGTGAAGCGGGCGATACTAACCCGTAAGGCAAAGCAAGCAATCATGAAATGAGGACATGTGGCACGCAGAGACCCAGAGCGAGGGCGTGACCGCCTAGAGCGGCTTATGACCGCCAAGCTCAAGGAAATCCGGCTTGGTGACCGCACCGTAGCTGAGGCATCCGGCCCGCAGCTTGTTGTCATTGGCGAAGGTCCGCAGCAGCAGTTGAAGCTCGGCTGGATTCTTTCCGTCTGGCTGGAGCATGAGAAGCTGATTGGCATGCCGCCGATCATCGCGGGCCTGCCGGTCTCGGAGATATACCCGGCTGATGCCCTGGTGGACATGATCACGGCCAAGCTGCTCGACCAGGCTAGGACCGTCAGGGCACAGGCCGAGAACCCGCAGCCACCGGATGCGGCGGCGATGATGGCAGCGCTCCAGGCCCAGCAGGGGAATGGCCAAGCCTCGTCATGACCCTCCCATTCGGCCCCGCCAGCAGCAGAACACGCGCACAATGGGCACTGCTGCATGCGGGGGTCGAGTTCCTTCCGCCGAAGGACCGGCGGATCATCTGGGAGCGTGCTGGGGGCTCGACTATTGAACTCCTGGCCAAGACATATGAATTGACGGAACTCGAAGTGGAGCGCTCGATTGGGCGCTCCGCTCGCACATTGGCCACCTGGGAGCGCAATGCCTGTAAGTGGGCAACGAGGTATGTAGCACGGGAACCGATGGCACTCGCGCCGGGAGCTTCCCCGGAACGCGAGGGCAGGAACCGTGATGTGGCCGTGGCGGAGACCTAGAAAGATGAGGCACCCTAACCCGGGGCCTCCGCCTCCCCTAATGACACCGGGAGGAAGAATGGGAAAGCTAGCACCCAGCCGGGGCAAGGCAGCGCCCGCCGCTGAGAAGCTTCAGCCACTCAACGAGCACTGTGACCGTTGCGGTGTCAGCAAGATCGACGGCGGCAGGATCGCCATGGCCAAGTACGAGATCACGACTGACTCCGGTCCTATCTTCCTCTGTGCGCACCACTACTGGCTGCACCGCTTCCATGTGATCAGCCGCCACTACCCGGTGAAGGTCGGGGGTTGACACCCGTCCGGGCGAGGGTGTAAGCTGTCTTCATGCGCAAGTGGAAGTACGACACCGCACATCCTGGCCGCCGCTGCGGTCACGACTACTGCTCCGCCTGCAAGACCCGGCGCGGTCGTAACCGTGGCAACCGCAACGCCCGCCGGATGGTGCGCCTTGAGCTACGGAGGCTGACCACCCGATGAAGGCTGACGCACCACGCTGTACCAACCCGAAGTGCAACAAGCCGATGCTGAACAAGCGCAGCGATGCCAAGTTCTGCTCACCGGCCTGCCGTGCTGCGGTCAAGGCCGCCGAGAAGGCCGAAACACCTGATCTGTGGATCAGTTCGGCATGCCGCTACCCGTATCAGCAGCAGGCAGAGATAGCCGATGGTGACCGGTTGCACCGTCATCCCGCTAAGGGCAGGCGTCCCGACTGGTCGGGCTACTGTGTCCTGCCGGATCGGTGTGGCTGTGACACCGAGGGCTGCCATGGCGTCGGTGAGTTCGCGGAGCCACTGGAGCCCGTGGAGGCGATGGTATGACGCTACCCGGCATGGTGGGGTTCGACCTCGAAACGCAGAGCGCGAATGATCTGTGGACAGCCGGTGACGGCTTCATGCGGCTCGCTGGCTATACCAGTGGGGATGATGTGGCGATCACCACGGACCCGCAGGAACTGATCAAGGTTCTGACGGACGCGGAGTGGATCTACGGCCACAACATCCTCGGCTTCGACCTTCTCGCGCTCGCGCACATATACGGTGCCGACTGGAAGACGCTCAGCGCTAAGTCGCTGGACACGCTGATTCTCGACCGGCTGGACTTCCCGCCGAGGGCGAGAGACACGGGCGGCAGCGCGGACAAGTATGACCTGGATCATGTGGCGGAACGCCGGGGGCTACCGGGCAAGACCGACAGCCTCGCTGAGCTAGCCAAGCAGCATGGTGGATATGGGGCTATCCCCGTGGACGATCCCGCATACCGTGCGTACCTGACCGGTGACGTGAACGCCATTCGCCGTCTGATCGATGTCCTGCCTAAGAATCCCTACGCCCGGCGTGAGCACCAGGTGGCATCCCTGGCTGGGCAGATGACCCTCAACGGTTTCCGGGTTGATCTCCCACTGCTGGCCCGGCGCATAACCGAAGGACAGAAGCGCAAGGGCCAGGCCCTGCGCATCCTTGCCGATGACTACAACCTTCCCCTGGGCCGGTTCGAATGGTCAGGCCGTGGCAAGGACAAGGAGGAAGTCTGGCTTGACTTCGACAATCCGCTAGCCGCGCTAGAGGGCCGTCAGTGGCTCATCGAGGTCTACAATGCATACGGCATCGCCAACCCTCCGGTCACGGAGAAGGGACGCCTGGCCACGTCTGCTGAGGCTCTTGAGGGCCTGGACTCAGACGCTAACCATCCGGACCTGCGCCGCATCATCGCACTGATGCAGATCGTCACGACGACCAGGACCGTGTATCAGACCGTGGAGGACCACCTGGCGGGAGACCGTGTTCACCCGAGCGTGAGCATGAGCCAGGCATCCGGCCGGTGGAGCGTCACCAACCCGGGCCTGACCGTGTTCGGGAAGCGCGGGGAGCGCTGGCATGAGCGAGAGGTATTCCTGCCCGAGGAGGGCCACGTCATCATCACGTCCGACATGGCCCAGCTAGATATGCGCGCCGTTGCCGCGCTCAGCCAGGACCCCAACTACATGGCCATGTGTGCACCGGGCAAGGACTTGCACACCGAGATAGCCATACAGGTCTTTGGTGATGCGTCCTACCGTCAGGACGCCAAGGCAATTGGTCACGGCTACAACTACGGCCTCGGCGCTAACAAGATGATCGCCAACGGGTTCGACCCGGAGAAGGTGGACACCTTCTTCCGGCAGATGCAGCGCTCATACCCAAAGCTGGAGCAGTGGAAGTCTCAGGTTCGCGCCATTGGCTCGGCGGGGCAACTGCTGGACAACGGCTTCGGGCGCAGGATGCGATGCGAGCCACAGCGGGCGTATACCCAGGCACCGGCACTCATGGGTCAGGGCGCGGCCACCGATATCATGAAGGAAGCGCTTCTCCGCTTGCCGGATGAGTTCCGCCCATACCTGCGGCTGTACGTCCATGACGAGATCGTCATGAGCGTGCCGAAGGAGGATGCGGAGGAAATCGGCAGGGAAGTGCGCAAGGCGATGACCTTCGACTGGAAGGGCGTCCCGATCCTGTGTGACCAGTCCAAGCCAGGCGCGTCCTGGGGCGAGGTGAGTGCGAAGTGAGCGACCTCCTGATAGGGCTTGACCTGGATGGTGTGTGCTACAAGTGGGACGAGACTGCCCGCTACATGCTGCGCCAGAGGATCATGGCCAAGGGCGCTAATCCACCAGCGGAATTGTTCTTTCCCTCTCAAACCTACAATTCCATCCAGGAGATTGTTAGTCCCGGCGACTGGAAGTGGTTGTGGACCGGCGCGATCAGCGAGGGGCTGTACCGCTATGGCCATGTGGTCAATGGAGCCATCGAGGGCGTGCGGGAGCTTAACCTCCTGGGCGACGTTGTGGTGATAACACACAGGCCCCAGGCTGCCGTCCACGACACCCTCGCATGGCTCACCTTCATGTTCGACAAGGCACCATTGACTGGGGTGGTGATCCAGTCCAATGGCCAGGGCAAGAGCGCGGTCACGCCAACGCCCGACATCTACATAGACGACATGCCACATGTGGCCAACGACATCCTCCTAAACACGGCAAGCCAGATGGTTCTATTCGACCAGCCATGGAACCAGGGATTCGAACCTAGCGCGCGGCTTGTCCGCGCGAAGGGCTGGCGTGACGTGGTAACGGCAGTCGAGTACGCACGAAAGGGGCACCGATGAGGCAATTCGAGGGCGGGGCAACCCGCGATAACGACACGGACAAGCTGGACTACGAGGGCTTTCTGTCTCCTGTAGTGCTGGAGCGCTACGCGCGCTACATGCACAAGAACCGTCAGACCGCCGATGGCCTGCGGGACTCCGACAACTGGCAGGACGGCATCCCGAAGTCCGTCTACATCAAGTCCGCCTGGCGGCACTTCATGGACCTGTGGCTGCACCACCGTGGCCAGGGCCACAAGGCTCGCGAGAACCTCGAAGATGCGCTCTGTGGCGTGCTGTTCAACGTGATGGGCTACCTGTTCGAGGTATTGCGGGAGCCAGAGGTTCAGCCACCGAAGGACATGGGCTGGATGATGCGTTACCTGCACCGCCGCTATGGGCCACCGGAGGGGTAATGTCGCCGGATAACGAATCACCAGGCCATGACTGGAACATGCCGCATGACGTTCGCAAGATCGAGGCGCACACCGATGGATGCCCGCCGAACTGCCCCTACCGGCGCTGGGTGGAAGCACAGCCGCAGCCGGTACCGGTGACGCGCCCGGGTGAGTACATCTACCGGGTGACCCTGAAGTACGCACCCCGGAAGGTGCGGGTTGGCGGTTCTCGCCAGCTAGCAGCGCTCAAGGGTGCTCACCGTATTCATGGTGGCATCGAGAAGGTGGAACGGGTTAGGGTGGAGGACTGGGAAGATGTCACTAGCCAGCACGTGTAGACGCATCTGGCGCGCACGCTGCCGTGTGGGACTGCGCCGTCACTGGTACGGGCTGGTGATCGACAAGGCACGGCTCCTGTCCGTGGATCTGCGAACCATGTCCTGGATGGGCGAAATCGAGGCATCACATCGAGCCTGCATGTATTGCGGGAAGCCCGCAAAGTGATCACACGGCCATGCGGCTGCCAGTGGCGGCTATTCGAGATTCATAAGACAGACGTGTTTGGCGATGTGCTAAGCTGGTTGTCATTCCGGCAGATCACATGGTGTAACAATCATCGATACATGGAACTGTGGAGACGGAGAAGGATTACATGAAGGACTGGGCGGCAATCAGGGCAGCACAAAACGAGGCACGAGAGAGGGATGACGAGTTTTCGTTTCTGAGCTTCAGGTTGCCGGATCGGTTCCTCGATTCCTACCGCACCCAGCAACCCGACTGGGGCTACCCTATCGGCGCGGGCAACACCCTTGGCGAGTGGGTCTGGCTGACCCGCTACAGTCGCCTGAAGGCTGACGGCACCAAGGAACGGTTCTGGGAGGGTCTGCGCCGGGTGATCGAAGGTATGTACTCGATCCAGAAGGATCACGCCCTGCGCCATCGTCTCCCATGGAATGAGTGGACCGCACAGAAGTCCGCCGAGGAAGCCTATGCACGCGCATTCGCGGGCAAGTGGTCACCACCGGGCCGTGGCTTCTGGATGATGGGCACCGAGTTCGTCAACGGGCGCAATGATTCGAGCGCGTTGCAGAACTGCGCCTTCTTGTCCACCGCCCACATTGCCGAGGACAGCGATCTTCCGTCCGCCCCGTTCACCAAGCTGATGAACATGTCCATGCTCGGCATCGGCGTAGGCTTCGACGTGCTCGGCGCTGGCAAGGTAGAGCTTCACGATCCCAAGCCGCATGCGGGGCGGTCCTGGAAGATCGAGGACAGCCGTGAGGGCTGGTGTTCGTCGGTGGACCGTCTCCTGATGAGCTTCTTCGAGCCGAACCGTATCCTGCCTGACTTCGACTACTCAGCGATCCGCAGAGCCGGTAGCCCGATCAGGGGGTTCGGGGGTACCAGTGCTGGCCCAAAGCCGCTTAGGAGGCTGCACAGCCAGCTACAGAGGCTACTGAGCGGGCGTGCCGGGCAGACACTGTCCAGCACCGACATCGTGGACATCATGAACTTGATCGGCAAGTGCGTCATCGCCGCGAACGTGCGCAGCAGCGCCGAAATCGCACTGGGCTATGCGGACGATCAGGCATTCCTGGACCTGAAGAACTGGGAAGTCAACCCGGAGCGCATGGGACCGAACGGCTGGGGCTATACGTCGAACAACTCCGTCATTGCCCGCCCGGGTGAGGATTTGAGCCACCTGGCGGGGCTAATGGCCGCCAATGGAGAACCCGGAGTTGTCTGGCTGGATGTGGCGCGAACACGGGGGCGGCTCGCAGATCCCCCTAACAACAAGGACCGTCGCGTCATGGGCACCAACCCCTGTGGTGAGCAGCCACTGGAGGACAACGAACTCTGCACCCTGGTCGAAACCTACCCGACCCGGTGTGACTCAAAGGCCGACTACCTCCGGACGCTGAAGTTCGCCTACCTCTATGGCAAGTCCGTCACGCTCCTGATGACCCGGTTCCCTCAGACGAATGAGGTCATGATCCGCAATCGCAGGATCGGCACGAGTATGACCGGTATCGCATCGTTCGTGGAACAGCATGGGTGGTCCACCCTACGGGAATGGCAGGATGAGGGCTACCGGGTGATCCGTAACTGGGACGAGGTCTACTCCGAATGGCTGGGTGTGCGCGAGTCCGTGCGCGTGACCACGGTCAAGCCGAGCGGTACCGTCAGTGTGATGTTCGGCGTTACCCCCGGCGCTCACTGGCCGACGAATGCGGGTGCTTTCATGAGGACGGTGCGGGAATCCGTGCACAGTCCCATGGTGGATGTGATGCGTATCGCCGGATACAGGGTTGAACCCAGCGTGTCCAACCCGGAGACGACCATGGTGATCTATCTTCCGGTCGAAGGCCCGGATGTCCGTCCGCAGGCCGATGTCTCGGTCTGGGAGAAGGCAGCCCTCGCCGCGCACTGCCAGCGGTACTGGTCGGATAATTCGGTTTCAGTCACTCTGACCTTTAACCCAGAAACGGAGTCCAGCCAGATCGGTTCCATCCTGCGCGCATTCGATGGCCAGCTAAAGAGTGCGTCATTCCTGCCAGCGGTCGAGGGTGTCTATGAGCAGGCTCCGGAGCAGCGGGTGTCCATGGACGAGTGGGAGGCCGCACGCCGGGATGTGACCCCGATAGCATGGGACCTGCTATATGATAGCGGTATGGCACCCGACGCCGCAGGAGAGAAGTATTGTTCGACCGACGTATGTGAGGTGAAGTAGTGCTGACCGCGAGAGAAATAGTGTTCCTGCTAGGCAAGGCTAGCTGGGAGTATGACTGGGATATGGGCATGCACATTCCGTGCTGCTCGGGCTGGAAGGTTGGCCCCACAGGGAATGTCATTCGCTGTAGCAATGGCCCCCTGAACCAGTCCCAGTTCACGGATGGCCTCTGCGACGAGAGTCCGCACGTTCACCCAGCCTCCATCACCCCACGGGTTGACGCCCGGTCAAGACAATGCTAAGCTGCCTCTGACAGCACGACCATGAGAGGATGACATGAGCTTCACTACAGGTAACACCGAGTACCGCAAGATTTGTGATCACTGTGGCAACGCCCAGGGGCGCACCCGGGATGACGCTGGCCCCACGATCCAGGCCCAGTGCAGCAACTGCGGCGGCACGATCACAATGAACCGGATCGGTTCCGGCCCGATCACCGTGCAGGGGCGACTATGACCGGCACGACCAAGAGGATCGATCCCAACCGCACATGCTCCGAGTGTGGCGGGCCGATCACCGTCAAGAACGAGACGGGTATCTGCACCCGGAACCAGGCATGCCGGTCAGCGCTCCAGCGCAGGATGACCGGGGGAGCACAGAACGGGGCGAACAACGGCAGACCGGAAAACAGCAAGTACCTGCTGCCGCCCGCATACGAACTGTGCTGGGGCCAGCTTGACGAGGTGTGTGATGAGTTCGGCTACGCGCTGGACGAGAACGACAACAAGATCGAGATCATCGATGAGATCGCCATAGACATTGCCGTCCGGGGTGACCGGCGCGTCGGGCTCACCGAGCGCGAGCGCGTGGAGGTCATCAGGCGCATGATCGCCGGTGCCTGGTCTCCGACCGAAATGGCACACCACTGTGGTACCATCGTTCCACGGATCGAGCCCATCCTGAGGGCTCTCGGCTACGAGGTCGTGGAGTACAAGGACCAGGGACCGCACCGCAACAAGAGTTCGAAGGCGAAGGCCCTTCGCAGGATCAAGGAGACTGTCTGATGGCTAGCGGAACACGCCAGGGTGCGCACGGGAGCACCAGGCGCAACGGCCTGCCGCGAGTGCACTCGATGGAGGGCGTGCAGGCGAGGTTCGTCCAGCGCCGCGCCCATGTACCGACGACCGCCGACAAGTTCCGGGGTGGCTTCAAGGTTCCGGGCAGCCGCAACCTGAGGAAGGTCGGCCGGGGATGAGCACGTGGCTGTTCCGGATCATGCTGGACACCGTGCTCGTGTTCATCGCTGTCCTATTCTTCATCGCCATCTACATGATCCTCCGGATCAACCCCACCGACGTTTACGCAGGAGGCTGACATGCCTGACCCACAGTACAAGTCGATGATCGAGACCGCGCTACTCAACGTGCTGTATCGCACCCTGCGGCCCGGCGAGAGGCTGAACACCGGCCACCCGGGGTCCAAGTCACACCGCAAGGCCATGGGCAGCGCCAAGCAGCGCCGCCGTGACCTGCGGATTCGACAGAGGTCCGCCCTAGCTGGTAGAGTAGCTACGGTACGAGCACATGACCCAATGATCACGGAGGACGAGGCGTGAAGACCGGCGGCAGGCAGCAGGGCATCCACAGGCTGCACAAGGGCGACCATGTGTACCAGCGCATGAACCCGCAGCACCGGGGTACGGTCACGAAGATCGACACCCTGAGCTTCACGGTGGCCTATGACGGCCCGAGGGTTCTGGGGGAGCGGGTACGCTACACGTACCCGATCAGCCGGATGGATGACTTCCTGGTTGGAACACCTCACCCGGACCTACTGATCTGGGACAAGGAACTGAGCGAGCCCCGCGATGGCACTGACTGAGGAACAGCTTGCGGAGGCGCAGACGGAACTCGCTCGCCGCGAGAAGGAACGTTTCGACCGGTACAGCCGCGAGTACGCCGAACGCCAGCGGGCAGCAGAGGATGCCTTCTGGGAGCGCATGAAGGCCAAGTACCCTCAGCTTGACAGGGACACCATGTACGACATATGGTCGGAAGTAGACGACTTCTTCCACTGAGAGGCAACTATGAAGCAGCTAGCACCCAAGCTCTTTAGCTGGGCATCGATCCTGGACGACCAGACCCGAATCCAGGCCGAGCAGCTATCACGCATGCCGTTCATCGACCCCTATGTGGTTCTCGAAGGTGACGCGCACTTCGGAAAGGGTGCGAGCGTTGGCACCGTGATCCCGACCAAGGGAGCGATCATCCCGGCTGCGGTTGGTGTTGACATCGGATGCGGCATGATCGCGCACCGGACCCAGTTCTATGGTCACGACCTGCGTGGCATGGACCTGACAGCATTGCGTGTCACCGTGGAGGACGCGATCCCGTCCTCAGCGGGGCGCTACAACACACACCTGACCACTAGCGCACGCCGCCGTGTCGAGGAACTTGAGGCTATGCCGGGTGCGCAGGCGGCATACGAGCTAGCGCAGAACTGGCCACTTCAGCTTGGCTCGCTGGGCTCGGGTAACCACTTCATCGAGGTAACCCTTGACGACCAGGACCGGGTATGGCTGTTCCTGCACTCCGGTTCTCGTGGCGTCGGTAACAAGCTGGCCATGAAGCACATTGGCATCGCCAAGATGATGATGCGGCATGATGACATCCACCTGGTCAACCCGGACCTGTCCTACCTGACCGAGGGCACGGGCGAGTTCGATGACTACATCACCGATCTGCTCTGGGCGCAGCACTTCGCACTGCTGAACCGCCAGGAAATGATGCAGCGCCTGACCTATGAGTTTGGGCTGTGGATCGGTGAGCCAGTCCATGTCAGCCATGCGATTCAGTGCCACCACAACTACACAGAGCGTGTCATCGACGTGGTCAATGGCGGCATGACCTGGCTGTCCCGCAAGGGTGCCATCAACGCGGAGCGCGGGGTGCTTGGCCTGATCCCGGGCTCCATGGGCGTGGCTAGCTATGTCGTGGAAGGTCTTGGCCATGCGGAAGGCTTGAACTCAGCGCCGCATGGTGCGGGACGCCTGTACTCTCGCGGCGCGGCGAAGCGCACCTTCACCATGGATGACATGGCGAAGCAGATGGTGGGTGTCGAGTACAAGCACGACAAGTCGCTCCTGGACGAGATTCCGGGTGCGTACAAGCCGATCACACAGGTGATGGAGGACGCATCAGAGGTGGTGCGCCCGTTGTACGAGCTTCACCCGCTGGTGAACGTCAAGGGGATGTGACATGCAGGACGATAGCCTGGGCGCGAGCCTGCTCGTCTACATCATTGAGCAGCGGTGCCCAGATCCTCCCTGTGTATGGCGCATGAACGGGGAGTGGTGGAACGAGTGCAGAAGGCTGATAACAGCCGGTGGCCGGGCACTTATTCTGCCACCCCTGCATCCGAGCAGTGAGATCCTCCTCTACGGCTTTCCTGTGGAGGTAACTAACGAGGCGACGGTACCAGAACTGGTACCACAAGGAGGTACGGCATGATTATCCTGGCCCTGCTCGCGCAGGTAGCACTACTGGTGCTTCAGTACGGGGCACATGTCATCAACGTGAGTTTGTGGATCGTGCTTCTCCCGGCGATCCTGCTGTCAGTGCTGTGGGTATTCGTGGTTGTACTGCTCGGGCACATGGTGTCCGTAGATACCATCAACCCCGTCAGCCCGTCACTCAGTTCCTTCGGGCACCACCGTGAGCGTGAGGCCCGAATCGCCGCGATGCGCCGCAGGACGACCTTGCGATGATCTCGTTCATCGCGCAACTGATCACCTTCGGGGTACTTACCCCGTTGGCCATCCTGGCAAGGACACCAAGAGCGGGAGAAGAATCCGGGGTACGTGATGAAGTGCGACCATGGAACGAATGACCGCGTAATCGTTCCAGGCGACCAGCAGCCGGATGGGGTGCAGTTCCCGCGTTGTGGCGGGTGCTACCACCGCACCGGCTATGCTGGTTCACAGCCGACCTCCACACGGAGGATCGCGATAAGGCATCCGTCCTACGTCTGGACGGAGATCAAGGGCCGATGGAGAGCGAGGCAGATGATGAAGGAAGCCCGTGAACGGGAAGGAACATGGCCGCTATGATCATCGAGGTAATAGCCACGATCCTGATCCTCGTCATCGTGGTTCCTATCGCGGTGCATATGGTGATAGTTCACCACCGCGAGCGGCATCGTGCCCGCATGGTCGCCCGGTTCATGGCCAGCTACTCACCGCCACGGCCCGGGTCCGAGCCGATCTACGGCCAGGATGATGACTAGACAAGGAGGAAGTTTTGAAGTTCCGACGACTACTGCTACTGCTGCCAGTGCTCGGATTCCTGTGGGCGTTCATCCCGCAGGGAGCTAACGCCGGATCAGTACCGAGCCAGGACTTCTGGATCGTCTGCCCTTACACGGGGATCACCGCGACGGTGGACCCCATCGTGGACCCGGGCTCAACAACCACGGCCCACTTCCATGACTTCTATGGGAACACGACGATCAACGAGAACTCCACACCGGCCTCACTGCAAGCTGCGGGGGCTGGTGCCACATCGTGTACCACCGCGACGGACACGGCGGCCTACTGGGCTCCGGAGCTTCTGTTGCAGCCGAACGAGACCCAGACCTATGGCCCACCGGGCGCTCCATGCACCACGCTGGCGAGCGGGTTGCAGGCATGCCACTATGCCTATATCCGTGCCTACTACAGCAATGGCTCAGTGCCGGTGTCCAACCTCCCGTTCGGGATGTCCACCGTGGGTGGCAACTCAGACGCGACCGGAGTGCAGCCGATGTCTCAGGTCACATTCTCCTGCGGCAGTGGCACACCGTTCGAGACACACCCCTACAGTTGTGCGGGCCACATCAACCTGGCGACCGGCAATGATGGCATCGTCGCCCGCGCGATCATGCCCCGATGCTGGAACGGCCAGGACGCCACCAACCGGGCGAACTTCCACTACCCGCCGTGTGCGGCCAGCGATCAGGTGCTGCCGGTGGTCAATGTCCGGTTCCACACCGGGATCGTCTCACCATGCCCCGGCTCGACATGTGCGGCTGGCAACACCCAGACGCCCGCATTCGGGTTCCGGAATGCTGATGACTCGCTGAAGCCGTGGTACCAGTTCCATGCCGACTTCATGAACGGCTGGCAGTATGGCGACAGTGGCACGAGCGACAACATGGGTGGCGTGGATGACCTGGTGCAGGACTGCCTGATCAGCGCGCTTGCCTGCCCGCCGAACCCGCACACCACGCCGCACAACAACATGCCGACATGATGAACCGGTTCCGGAGGTGGCTCCAGCGAGGGCTGACCCCGTTTGGCGATATCCAGTTGGGCGAGGTCCGATGGCATGGTGACCGGCCCCTCGTGCTGATCTCCGTGAACTACAGCCTGGAACCGCATTCTCCCGCGATGCTGACCCTCACCTATGTGGATCAGGTCGATGCGGAGGACCGGGCCACGGAAGGAGTAGTAACAACGTAACTAGCGCTCTGCGGCTCTGAGAGCAAATCTGAGCGCATCCTAAAACGGGCCACCCTGAGATACTGGGGTGGCCCGTTCGCTCGTCTACGTTGCGCTCAGGGCCGTCCAGACGGTATCTGGGTTGGGAGCGCCGTCGTGGTGGTATAGAATCCTTTCTTCGAGCGCCCTTCTCCTGAAATCCGCGCCTCCACCGGAGGCTCGCCTATACCGGTGGAACCATTCGCCACGATAATGGAGCTTCTTGAACTTTTCGTGTAGCTCCTTTTCTTGTTCCATCCCTCCCCGTAGCACTCCGAAGCAAACTAGCTCATCGGGGTTACCGATCTGTAGGCTGCTGATCCGCTCCTTTAGGTTATCTCCCATACAGTACCCAATCTTGACATACTTGCCATATTCCCCACGTTCGTCTATGGTGCCCACCAGATAGATCATCGATTCTCCTAAAAGAAGTACCCCCACACGCGGCCACGTATGGGGGTACTGGTTCTTCACCTGTGGCCGCAGGTCTATTTAGTTGTCTAGGAGAATGTCAGAGCCCGCGAGCCCTGTCACCCACTGTCGTGCCCGGCTTCGGCACGATAGCGAGAACCTGCTCGGCCTCGGCCACCCATGCCTCGACCTCCTGGACGGTCGCCTTGTGGGTTGCGAGGAAGCCACTGGTGAAGTAGCCCAGCGCGCCAACGCCAGCGGTGATGATGGTCGCTACCTCGGGCGGCAGTGCTGAGTGCCATGCCGGGACGAGTGCGACAAGCAGGGCGGTGATGAGACCACTCAGGCCGCCACCAAGAGTTCCGAGACTTACCTTTCCGCTAATCATGTTCATGATCCTTTCCTGTCATGCCGACAGCTTTGCTCCCATGGCCGCTACCACATCGGCTGCCAGGGTCGGTGGGAGCCCAGCAAGGACATGCTGGGCGATGGTGTCCGCAGTCTCGCCACTAGCGGCAAGCTGCGATACAACGGCGGTAGCGACCGCCGCCGGGTCTACCTGATGCGACACTGCGGTCATGATGGTCGCAACATTGCGGGCTACAGCCTGAAGATCAGTCTCGGCCGCTAGCGTGGGAATGTTGCGGTCTGCACGCCGCAGCACGCCGTTGATGGTGGCATTCGTGGAGGAGTCCACCACCTGTGCGCCAACCGCCGCCGCGATCTTGGCGGCGTCTGCATCTGTGATTGCCATATCTCCTGCCTCCCATAGAGGAACTCCGTCCTTGACCCATGACAGGTCGAAGGAACCAGCAAAGTCGAATTGCGTGGCGACCGCATCGCCCATGGTGATCGGGAAGGCTATCCCCGGAGCCGCGATGAAGGTGCCACCGCTTGTCTTCGGGTTGTTCCAGATCGATCCCTGTGATCCGTACTTGGTCGTTGTGTAGCCAGCCGCCGTCAGAATCGCGTTGAACGTGTTCACGTATCCGGTAGCGACCGCTGTCTCCAGATCGAGAATGCAGCTAACACCCTTCGGCACACCGAGCGCCTTCAGCGTAGACACGCATGCGTTCGCGTCAGCACTCGCGCTAACCTGTGACGGGTTGGACCGTACCCAGCATGGCCAGATCAGCGGCGTGCGTGCTGCCGCATCCTTAATCTCCGTACCAGTCCAGACATGAACGGTATCGCCGCCGATGTACGCGAGCGTGATAGTCGCGCCATGCAGCGTCACCGTGTTAGCCGGGAATGCCGAGTCGATCATTACCTGATACCCGGTGGGTGTGGCGGAGAAGTTACGGGCGATGAGCCCTTGGTGCATTGCCATAACTTACCCTCCCTTCCCATTATACCATTCATGAACCTATGCGGAGCCAGCGGCCGGTGAACTGCATGGACATCCGGCCATTCGTGTACACGGACGGCTGGCCAGAGTTGTCATTCGGCTCCCAGATTCCTGTGGCGGTCATGAACACCATCACCTGAAGCGTGTCACCCGGGTACATCGGTACGGGAGTGATAGCAGACATCACACCAACCTGGCAGGCCGAGCCCGAGCCGGTTACACCCGTGGTGGTGCCCCTGAAACCGAACCAGCCCGGTGACTGTGCGGAGTAGGGTGATGCTGATCCCGCGATCCACTTGAACGCCGTGCTGTATCCCAGGCGTGCAGCCGTGTTCTGGACCTGGGTGCATGCCTCGACATGGTAGGTGCCCTGTGTCACAATCGTAGCGCTCGGCCAGGTGGTACCTGCGGTCTGCACACTGTCGCTGTCGAAGATGTTCGTGTCATAGGTGACGGGAGTCCAGGTATTGGCCGTGATGGAGCCACTGACCGTGTGCGCGATGAACTTCCAGGTTGGCCGTGTGTTGTGGTTGATCAGAAATGAGGCCGCATAGCTGAGTTCGTTCAGGTCAGTAATGGCTGGTGCACCCTGAGACAACCCCAGGGGCAGCGTGGGAACGATGTTGCCTGCGCCATCAGCCATCAGATACTCACCAACTCTAGCTCGAAGTAGGACCCGGCCGTACTGCTGCCGGTAGGCCCTGTGATACCCGTGCTCGCTCCCGCGCTGTCGGCCTGGATGAAGACCTCAAGGTAGTCGCCCTGGTACAGGTAGAACGGCCAGTCGCCGCCGCCCGTGGCCCAGCCGAAGTTGCCCGCGTTCAGGTCACTGTAGCCGCCCCAGTAGTTACCGGAGGCCACACCCGTGCCCACCGGGTTGTTCGCACCAGACGTAGACGCCACGCAACTGTTGAACGACTTGCCCACGGTGCCACAGTTGATGCCATAGCGCACTGAGTACCAGCCGGGGGTCTGGACCGTCAAACGTGTCGGGTGCGCGATCACCCACATCCCGTCAGGGTCGAAGATGCGGCCGGTGAAGGAGACCGCCACGAAGGTCGTCGTGATCGCCTGGCCACCCGTGGTATCGCTGACCTTCACAATCGGCTTGTTGAGTGCGAAGCTCGCGGCGTTCACCAGCGCTTGCAGGTCCGCTAGCTGCACCACATACCCGGCTGGCAAACTGGGCAGCACAGGAATGGCCATGCCCGTGCCTGCCGTACCCGGAAACAGGAGACTGCCGGGAAATGTTCCTCCGCCTGGGACAGCACTCATTACCAGATCGCTCCCCAGTAGGTCTGTGATGTCTGGGTGATGCTGCCAGGCGTGATAGATGCGGGGATCGAGTTCTGGCCCGTGAGAATTGAGCCGTACTTCGAGTTGGCGGCGGTCAGCTTGCCATTGGCGAAGCTGGCGGATAGGTTGGTGGTACGGGCAAAGGACGGCCCGGTCGTGCCGTTGAACACGATAGTGATCCAGCAGAATGGTGGCTGAATGGTGAATGGCCCGCCCGTGAGGGTCATGTCGATGACGCCTGTCGCACCGCCCCATGCGCTGGTCTGGTCGGCGGTAGTGGCGATCTTGGTGCCCGTGGAGTCGATCAGCCCGGCGAAGTTCTGGGCTGTGGTCAGTGTGACGCCCGCCGTCACCAGGTAGCTGCGAATGGTCGTCACAGATACCGGCACCGCTACCGGCACCTTCCACAGGAATGCGACACCAGCGTTTGGAATGGCCACACCAGCGATACCTGCGGGCAGAATATGCGGGTCGTACGTCCAGCCCGCATATCCCTGCGCGGCGGGACCGTTAGCATTGATCCCCTGGATGGCGTTCATGCCCGTGTCGTAGTTCGTCAGGGACGCCGCCGTGATCGGTGTTGCCGTGGACGGGCTATCCGCCCAGCCGGTGCCATAGAACGGGTTGAAATAGGTGTTGCTCATGCCGTGTTCACCACCAGGGTCCAGGCACCTGGGCCACCCTTCCAGGTTCCGTAGTAGTCGAGGTTGGTCGTCGTGCTGTCACCCAGCACGAGGGCGGTAGCCCCTCCTGTAACGAATGGTGTAATCATCGATGTCGGGATCGAGAATGTCAGGTTCTGCCGTGGGTTGAACTTCTGATGGATCACATCAAGGGTGTCCGTTGAGGAGTCAGGCTGGTACGAGGATGCGCCAGGGGTCTGCGTGGTGTAGCCAAGCATCAGCTTCGTGCCGGTGTTGTACCAACTCGTCAGGTTCGAGCAGTGCAGTGTCGCGGACTTGATCGTCTTGCCGGTAAGCTGGCTGGCGATGAAGGCGGCATTGAACTTGACCTGTGCCGTCTGCGAGCCCTCCGAGTCCTGCGTGCCCTTCACGCCCTGGAAGCAGTCCAGGTCCGTGTTACGGCGGGCATATGGAGAGAAGCCCTTCTTGCCCTGGTATGAGTATGTGTGCGTGTTGTTGAACGTGAACGTGTTCGGTGCCGGAACCGGGTTCAGGTTGACCGTACCACCGAATGCCAGTGAGGAGTTGATCTCCGTGCGGTCATCCTTGGTGGCCAGCCCCACGAAGCGGATCGACATATGGGAGCCGACGCTGCCCGTAGAGGTCCCACGGGATGATGTGTAGTTGTGCTCGCCACACAGCGCTACCATGTCACCGATACCCAGGTACACGCGGTGAACCGCATTCGATACCGGGGTCATGCTGTTGCCATTCCAGCGGGTCTGTTCCCCCACCGGGCAGATATAGCGGCCAATGTTCAGTGGTGTGCCGAGGCCCGCGCCGAGTGCCTGCGCGGCACCCTGTGCGATAGCGATCCACCCCATGCCAGTATAACCCGCCTGAGCAGTCGTCAGTGACCACACCAGGGACGCACTGATCTCATAGAAGCCGGGAACGGTGCACACATACCAGTTCGGGTATCCCGGGATCAGGCCCATACCGCCCGTGGTATCGACATGAATCACGTCCCAGTTCATCGCCGGGTTCGCCAGCGCACCCGTGCCAAAGCTCTGTGTCTGGCTCGTCGCGGAGACAATACACATCGGTGGCTGGAGGACAAGCCGCAGCGACTCGTTGATGCCACGCATGTCCTGCGCGCCGACGAAGAAGTTTCCGCTGCCGCTCGGGTTGTTCATGCCGATGGAGAACACAGGCGGCCAGTATGGCGGTCCCGCGTCGTGTGACACATCCTTGCCATCGGCCTGCGGCGTTGAGACATCGGCCTGGCTGATACCAATCCTGGTCGTCTCACCCAGCACACCGTAGACCGGATCACCCGGAATCCAGGCTCGCTGCGCCTCAGCCGGTGACACATAGAACTGGAGGGTCCAGCTATTCTCCGTCTTGGTCTCGGTGATGCCCTCGATGAACCACTCCGTTGACCCGGTATCGCTCGGGAATGGCACCGGCAATACCTGGGTCGTATCCGGCGCGATCAGGTCATCGATCTCTAGGCCGTAGAAGAAGCTCACACCCAGTGGGACCGTGACCGGGTTACCCTGGGGGTCGAGCGTGGTGATCGTCCAGGTTGGGTCAAGGGTCATGAGGTCAATCGTCAGCGAGGCCGGGAACAGCCATGGGTCACTGCGGGAGTTCGAGTTCCATGCGGCGACATCGATCAGGTTTGGGTCAGGCCAGAATGACAGCGACGGAATGCCAAGCTGTGCATACGCCCGGGACCAGGTGATCAGCGGCAAAGACACCGGAGAGCTTACCGGGTTCGAGGCATAGATGCCATACTGCTCCTGGGAGGCGGTGTTGATGAAGCCGGTCTGGATGTTGGCGGAGTTCACCGCATCCGTGGGCTGCTGAACATCGCCCGTGTTGGTGCTCAGGCTTGCGCCCTGCTGGCCACTGGCACCCGTGGTCGCCGTTCCTGCCACTCCCATCTCATTGCACATGAACTGGTCGATGACGGCGAAGTTCAGGTCGGGGCTGTATGAGCCCGGCGGCAGGACGAGGTCCGGAGGCCCATGCCCCATTCTCCAGTCCCTGGTATGGAAGTTCACCGCGCCGCTGGAATCGGTGTAGACGAATCCCTGCTCCGCCTGCGCGATCATCTGCATCGCGGTTAGTGCATTCGTGCCCGTGATGTCCATGTACTCCATCAGGGTCAGGCCGACGTGGTTCGCGGACAGGTTCGACCAGAACGCGGGCAGGTTCGCATAGGACGATACCTGGGCAAGGGTGTCGTCAGCGGTCTGTTCCCACATCCCGTACTGGCCAAGCTGGGTGTGCAGTAGAATGGTCTGGGGTGCTAGCGCCTGTGGGTATACCGACACCAACTGGATGCCACCGAAGTGTGCGCCCGCACCGCCATAGGCAGCACCCACGGCGATGGTGTCGAAGACCTGGCCCTGCACCAGGTTGACCTGGCCCAGCAGGACACCATCCAGATAGACCTGCACAAGCCCAGGACCGGTCTTGCCCAGCACGTTGAGCACAAGATGATGCGGAATGCGAACGGTGTCAGCCGGTAGCGGGATAGACGCGGAACTAAGCGCCGCTGGCGCGGAGGCGCTCGGCCAGTTCAGCCCTAGGAATGCCGGTGGCTGGTTGTAGTTCGCTACTTCGTACTTCAGCGCGCCCGCATTCAGGAACACACCGGAGACAAGCGTGGCCTTCTGGCGGGAGGAGCCGAGGCTTAGCTGGATGTATGGCCCGTAGTTGGCGCTCATGTGCTGGCCAATGTATGGGTCCATGGTGAACCAGCACTCGAAGGCATAACTCACGGCTGGGTTGTTGGTCGCCAGAGTCTGCGGAAGTTCAGCCTGCAAATAGTACCCGTTGTTGCCGATGAACTGATTCTGGCTGGACTGCGCCGTGGTCACCGGGGTCAGGTAGATGCCGCCCAGCGGTGTTGTGAATGGACCGACCGTGTTCGAGTCCAGCCCGCGAATCGGGCTCGCTGGCTGGTTGACCCCCGGGGTCCAGAACTCACTGCCATCTGGGGCGTTAACCCTCACCGCGTTGGCAAGAGTTTCAACGCCTCCGCTGGTGTCCTGCCAGGCAATCGTAGCCACGTTAGTAGAGTCCGTGTCCACCAGCCGCATGGGCGGCCCGTTCGATCCGGCTGTCTCTGCGGCGGCCCCGAATGCTCCCGCACCCGCGACTCCAGTTCCTCCAGTATTGCCGGGGTCGTCAAGGGTCCAGTGCCAGGTAGGGCTGTCAGCAAGTACCTGTTCCTTCGTCCAGCAGAATAGCGGGTCCTGGCGGTTGAGCGCGGCCAGCACGTCCGATACCTGAATCCCGGCGGTGCTGGTGTTGCCTGTCGCGTCGTATGTGTAGTCGATCTGGCTGATGGAACCGTCGAACCGGGTGGTCCAGTCCCCATTCTCGTCCGCGATGTTGATCTGCACCCGCTGCTGAAGTGACACAACGCCACCGGTGGCTGCCGGGATGCTGATGTTCGACATCCGTGTCCAGCTTCCCTGGTCATTCTGCAACACAAAGGATGCGGAACCCGGCTGAACCTGGCTGAATGCGTCCTGCCGCCCACGGGTGTAGTTGATACCTACATCCATGCGGACGAATGCGGACACGTCCATAAACAGCGACCCGGCCCCGCCGCCCTGCACGTATGTCGGCAGTACCCAGTCGATGAGCACCTGGGTGTCCGCCTGTGCCAGATAGGCCAGGTCGAAGTAGAACGACTGGCCGAAGGACGCACTGAACACGGTCGGCACGATAGCCGCGAAGGCCGCGCCCTGTGGCGCTACCGTCGCGAAGTTGAGCGGTGTCCAGCCACCCGCGACCGTGCTGGTCACGCCACCCTGTGCCACGTCGGCAATTAGCACCTGGTTCGAGTCATACCAGGCGATCCCCATATCAGCGATGAGTCCCTGGTTGGAATGCAGGAACCCGGACATGATGTAGTTCTTACCGCCCTGGACCGGGTACAGCCCGCTGATGATCTGCGAGTCACCAGCGGACAGTGTGGACCACATTGTGGAGTTGGTGCCATCCACTGAGAAGTCAGTGCTGAGCGCTGGCTGGCTCGCGTTGGCGAATGGCTGCCAGGTGTAGGTGCCACCGGCCTCGCCATCCGAGTCCTGACGGGACAGCAGGTTGTTAGGAAGGGCCGTAGGAAGCGCTGGGCCGCCCGTAGGGCCACCGCCACCGCCGCCCCCACCTCCGGATGGGGCAATCGACTGTGTGACGTTCAGCGTGCCCTGGAGCCCCAGCCCGTCAGTGACGATCAAGGTCCAGCTATAGGTACCCGCCACGATAGGCGTACCGCTCAGCACGCCAGAACTGGACAGCGTCAGCCCCGGTGGAAGGCCACCGGTCTCGCTCCATACCAGGGTGCCTGACCCGCCCGTGGCGGTCGCGGTGAATGAGAATCCCTGGCCCACGGTTCCATTGCCCGGTCCCGCGACAATGATCGGCACGTTCTGCTTGTGGGTGACGACGCCTACTGACCATGACGTAGATGCGGCGATGGTCGCATTCGGCGTGTCACTGGCGGTGGAGGTAACCGCCTTGAATCCTGCCTTCAGCATCGGCCCAGCCGCACCCGCCTGCACGCCCGTACTCGCTGCGGACAGGCCATCCCCAAGGGTTGGCTGGCCACCCGCTGGCAGGTCGGTGAAGAAGGCAATAATGTGCTCGGTAGGCTGGGCAAGGGTACCCGTTGCCACGCTGGGATTCGTGCCCGTCGTGCCCGTGGCACCAACCGCCTTGTCCGCCGGGCTCTGCACGTTCTTGTCACCGATGACAATAGCGGCCTTGCGGCTTGCGGTACCGGAGTAGGCCACGTTGATGGTACCCGGAACGGACGGGGTAAGCTGCGTGTAGAGCGCCTGCAAGTACGGGATTCTCCAGTCACCCGGCAGGATGCAGTTGCCGTTCATGCCGTGATAACTGGAGTACCACATCACGTCGGAGTTGGCGAAGCCATCCTGGAGGTGCTGTGCCATCATGTCGGTGACGTACTGGATGTACGGGATGAACAGCGCGTCCGTCAGAGTCGCACCCGAGTTCCAGACCGCCTGGCCCAGTTCACCGAACCCGAACGGCTTCCCGTTGGTGTCCGCCAGGTTGCGCAGAGGTGCCACAGGGTCCAGGTTGGTCGTCCCACCCTTGGTCTGCACATTCCAGACCGAGCCGTAATAGTCAACCACGATCTCATCGACAAAGGCATTACCGGGGTAGGCGGTCAGCCAGCGGGACTTCTGTGACCCCGCCGCGTCAAGAACAACGGGAACGCCGAGGTTATGTGCGGTCGAGTAATAGTTCTGGTAGCACTTGATGAAGTCCGCGTCCGAGAGGGTTCCGTATTCCTGGTGGAAGACAACCTTCAGGATGGCACCCGGCGGCATGTTGTTCCTCCAGAAGAACAGCATGTTGTGCAGGGCGGTAGCGTCGGTGCCTAGCGGATCGGGCTTGACGTTCACCCATATGCCGGTTCCGAGCGCCACAAGTGGGGCCAGAGTCTGGCTGTTGCTTGAGGTGAAGGAAGTCGGGAACACGCCCGGGTTGTTGTAGACCTTCTGCATACCCGTCGGTCCCGTAGCGAACGCGCCCGTGAAGCCATTGACCTGGAGAATGGAGTCCATGGTGGAACCCGAGCCAAGCTCTGTGACGGCACCAATAGCGCCGGTCATTCCGGTAGAGCTTCCGGTACCCCCGATAGCGGCACCCCCCGGAGACGCCGCGAGCTTGAAGTTCATACTCGTGGCGTAGTTCGGGTTCTGTACCACGTAGTAGTCGGTGTTCAGCGAGAACCCGCCGGGCACGCCGCTAGCTCCCGCGACTGTTAGCTGAAGCTTCGTGCCGTTTGGGAATCCATGGCGAATGCCCGGGTTCGGCCCGTTGAGGGTGAACACACATCCGGTGCTCGCATTGTTGGCCGCATCACAGGTAAACTCGTACGAACGGTAGTCGGTGGTGGAACCTACCTTACCGGCCTTGGCGTTTGTTCCGGTGGATGACAATGGCAGTGAGCCGTACGACTCGTAGACATACAACTGGTCGCCCGTATTGACAACCTCCGACACCTTCAGCGCGTAGTCGTTACCCACCGTGTCGGTAACGCCCGTGACGGAACCGGACTCCGCGACCACACCCACACTCAGTGTGTCGTCCTGCGCCGTGTCGGTGGTAACCGGAACGGCCAGGGAGTTGGTGCCCGACGCGGCCGAGACCTGGCCCACCAGGTACAGGCCCGATGGCGGTGGCGCAGCCGGAATCTTGTAGGAAGTCATCAGGATGACGTTCTTGACGGAGGTCGTCCAGTTGGCCGTGACCGTCGATGACGCGGCCGACGAAACCTGCTTGTAGGCAACGGACACCCAGGGGTTACCGGCCTGACGGGCGGAACCAATCTGCGTGAACCCGGTAGCCCATGTCGGGCCGGTGGTCTGGTTACCGATAACGACCACCGCGATCAGGATTTCGCTAGCCTGAGCCAGGCCACCCGTGGTGATAGAGGCCGTAGTTCCGGTCGCCGCCGCGACGGGCGTTGGCGCAACATCATGCCCCGCCGTTACGCCCGGGATACCTGTGGCCACCGCCGCCTTGACTCCGGTACCGTTGAAGGTCAGCGTGATGGTGTCACCGATATTCAGGCCCAGTGTCGCACCTGTTGTTTCCCATTCGGTGCCGACAACCTGGGTGACATCGGAGTTGATCACCGCATAGGTGTTACCCTTGGAGTCCGTGATACCGGTTACGGTCTGGGCCAGTGAGGATGTGTTAGCGGCAATGTGAATCTGGTCGCCCGCAGTCGTGGCGAGACCACCAGACGAGCCGACGGTAATCACAAGAGTGCTGCTGACGCCGGTCGCCTGCTGGTTGATTCCGATCAGATACGGGTTTGCCATGTCATCCTATTCCTAGGGCCGCATTACCATGCCGCTGCTTGTACTTCCGCAGGTTCTGCACGATCCTGCGGGCGGCACCATCCGGGTCACTGTCTCCCTGGACGGTGATGTAGTACACGTCGCCGCCTCCGCCACCACGGCCTCCTCCCAGTGGCCGCACGTTCACTACCTCCGGTACGTCACCGACACCGATGAGGGTCGGGGTGTTGAACACGCCATTCTTCAGGCCGCCGCCATACCAACTCACGGCCCTTTCATGATTGGCCGCGTTGACCGGGTTCCCATACACGTCACGGATATACCCGAACATCCAGCCAAGCTGCGCTCCCGCATGGGAGCCGCCCGCCGCCTGTGCGGCGAATGGCATCTTCGTCGGTGGCAGTGCCTGAGGAATGCCGTATGCACCGCTGGTTGGATTCCGGGCGAAGCGGTTGAACCCTGCCTCGCGCATTTCCAGGTAGACGAAGGATGGCCACATGGATGCTGGCCATGGGAACATCGACCTGGCAAGGCGCTCATTGGCAGCCGCATCGCCACCCAGGGCGTTCGAGCCACCGAACATTGACGACTGCGCCGCAGAGATAGCCGACTTCGTGGCGGACTGCATCGCCTTGACCATGGCGGTCGTGAAGACTGCCTGGAAGTCGTAGTCATAGTTCTGGCTAGACTGGCCAGAGATAACGCCGAGGTCTCCCTGCCTGATAATACCACCCGCCGCGAACCCAGGAATCAGGCCGCGCAAATGGTCTACCGCACCCGCGTTAACAAGCCTGGTCGGGACGACAAGCTCACCCTTGGACGCGCGCAGCAGAACATCATCGGCCGTGGGCGTAGTGCCGGTGTTGATATACGCACCCCGGGCCGCTGGCCGAAGATGGAACAGCCCGGTGTTCGACGGGTTGGACTTGTTGCCACCGAAGATACCACCCTGACCGCTGATGGTGAAGCTGCCGACACCCTTCTCAACAATGGAGATAGCGCGGCTCAGCGGGATGTGCAGAATCTTTGAGATCAGCGCGGCCATGTCGCCCGTGGACTGGTGTGCACGAGTACCGGTCTCGATGATGCTCTTGATAAGGGCATCGGCCTTGGTCTTGGCCTCGACGCTGTTTCGGCCATACTGAGCGATGGCGGTACCATACGCCTTCGCCTTCGCCGTTACGCCGAAGTAGGCCATTTCCGCCATCTGGATATCACGAATCAGCGTGTTCGCGATATAGGTGCCCTGCGCCTCCATGGCACCACTCAGCAATGCCTCCTGCGTGGTGGCCTGGTTGGTGATAGCCTTCACCTTGGCGGTGGCGTCATGCGTGTTGCCCAGCCACTTCACCAGGTTCTTCATGGCGATAGGACCCTTGTAGCCTGCCTGCTCCGCTAGCCCGATAAGCTGGGCGGTGGCTTCCTGGCTGCCGCGTGCGTAGCGCAGTAGCGGTGCGATGGAGTCCTTGACGCCCGTGGTGAACAGGTTGGAACTGATACCCGCCGTGCGCCAGGTAGCGATCAGGTTCGACGTGTTGCCAATCTGCTCGGTGAACGCCTGGTTCAGCGCGATATCAGACTTGGTCAGGCCGTCAATGGCTGCATGTGAGAAGGTGAAGGCATCCTTCAGCCCGCCAATACTGGTACGGACGGTCACCGCGTTCTTGCCCGTAGCGGCCATGTCCGTCTTCAGGGTTTGCAAGCCCTGCGCGGTGGTGTCAAAGGCCGACTGGGTGCCGGTCATGTCCGAGGTGAACTGCTGCCATGCCTGGTTCAGCTTCTGCATGGCGGTGTAGTTGTCCTGGACGAACCGGTCCAGCACCGACAGGTCGTTGCCCAGGGTGCCGCCGGTCTGGCCCATGGCCTTGTAGCCGCGAATGGTCGAGTTAATCTGGGTCGTGATGATGGCCCAGCCCTCGGCGGACTTGTCCTGCATCTCCTGCTCGGTGATACCGGCCGCATTCACCAGCGCCATCGCGTTCTTCTGGCCACCGTATGCCTTCGCCAGGCCGTTCATGCGGCCCGTGGTGAACTGAAGCTCCTGGTCGAATCGCGTGTACTGGCCCTGTGCGTCCTGTACCGCCTGTGCCTGCTCCCGGTATGCCGCGCTGACGACCTTGGTCTGGATGCCCGTGTGCAGGTTGACCTCAGTGGTGTACTTCTGGGTATCCGCCAGCTTACGCTGTGCCTGGGTCAGCCTAATGGCGGACTGCTGGACAGCCTCGTTCAGCCTGGTGATGCCCTGGCCCACCGTGGCGGAGTTGTCGATGTTCTTCTGTAGGACATCGCCCCACTTCTGGGCGGCGGTCTCACTGCGGCTCAGCCAGACGACCAGCGCCGCGAGACCACCGATAGCGGCACCGACCCACAGTAGGGGGTTGACCGCGCTGATGGCCTCCATGACACCCGCGAATGCGAATGCCGCACCCTCGGCCAGGCCAAACTCGATGACGATCTGACCCAGCGTGAACAGGAAGATGCCGATGTTCTTGATGGCCATTCCAAGTGCGGTGTTACCCAGGAAGATAATGGCCTTGCCCAGCGCCCATGCGACGGTCGCTCCCAGGCCAGCCCAGACGAAGAACCCATGCACAGCCAGGCCCAGGCCAATGAACGGCTCGGCCACGCGAGAGACATACTCAGCCAGCTTCAGGAAGGCTGTGCCGAAGGTCAGCAGGTACTCAGCATAGCCCGGCACCACATGCAGAATGTTGCCGATTATGCCGAACAGGCTGGCGAAGCCATCGGTGATCTTCGCAAGGTCAGGAATGGCGTTCGACATGAACTGGCCGAAGCCCTTGCCAGCGGTCAGTGCGACGGTCATGCGTGCGCCCAACTGCGTCAGCACGGTCGCCGCGCCCTTGGCCAGTGTCGCGAACAGCCCGGTGCGGTCGTTCATCACGGTCAGGGCGTCACCGAATAGCTGGTACACCGCAGGCTGGACGGCCTTGTGCAGTTGCTCAAGGTGCCCGGTCATCGGCGGAATGGTCTTGCCGGTCGCGTCCATGACCGTGTGCAGGTTGGTCATATGGCGAACGACCGCTACCACGGCATCAGAGGCCGCGATACCGAATGCGGTCGCCGCTACCGTCGCGGGAATCCAGACAGCCAGGACTTCGATAATGGCGTCAGCCAGCAAGTGCAGGCCACCGATGGTGGCTAGCCCACCGAACAGTGCCACCTTGCCAGTGAACAGGCTCAGCCAGCCCCAGCCCTGACCGCGCGTGAACATCTTCCCGACGCGGTTTCCGGTGGTCTCGACTTCCTTGGCGGTGCTGGTCAGCCCGCTGCGGACCCGGCTGAATCCGGTTACCAGTTCGCCCAGGCGTGCATTCGTGGTATCCGTCTGCTGCCGCAACGTAACCAGGTCATGGCTGAGCATGTCGAAGTTGTTGTGCAGGGTCCGGATCATGGCCGCCAGGCCCGCACCACCGGAACCGATGTTCAGATCAACCGGGTTCTGCTTGACGAAGGCGCGGATCGCCGCCAGTTCCGTCTTGATCTTCGCGAGGGCCTCGGTAAGTCCTTCGATATTGAACTTCAGCGGTATGTCGGTCTTGAACTTCGACAGCGCAGTCAGGTCGGCCTTGACCTTGGTGACGGATGCCTTGTCCAGGTCCACGCCGACGTGCACCATGACGCGGCGCTTCTCAAGCTTGTCCGCCTCCTCATTGACAACCTTCATCTTGGCAAGAGCATCCTTGCTCTCACCAAGAATCCGGAGTGTCACTGAGCGGATCGGCACGGCTTATCCCTTCGGGCTGTTCTGCTTTGCGGCGGCCTCAACGTACAAAACCATCTGCGCAAAGTCGGTCATGCGCAGATGGTCTATGCACGGTGGCGGACAATGGCAGTAGTGTGCGAGGTCACCAAGGTAACGCCGACGCAACTCGATGGGACTACCTCCGTACAGCCTCACCGTATTCGGATCATGTCCGCGCCTTATTCGTCTTTTGGGCCGCCCGCCGCTTCCTTCTCGGCAGTCTCGGCGGCTTCCTTCGCTACGGCTTCCTGGACCGCATTAGTGAACTTAACGATCTTGAAGTTCACATCCTCGATCTGGATCTTCGGGTCATCCTGGGTGACGATCATCCAGTAGATCGCACGCAGGGCGTCCGGATTACCATCGATCAGGCCCTGGTCCAGCGCGAGCAGTGTCAGCCCGAGTCTCTTGTAGATGACCGTGGCCTGCTCAAGGGTCAGTTCCTCAAGATCGAAGTTCAGTTCCTTGCCCTCGAAGCAAATCTTCATGCCTCTTGCCTCCTGTGTTACCTGTAGCCAGACTCTCTGGCCCAGACTGCGATTGCGATATCCGCATACCTCTCGCAGGCGTCCTGTCCTGCCTGCTCTGCGGCTTCCTCAAGGAAGGGGAAGAATGGCTGGTCATACCAGTTCAGCCATCCATCCGTTCCTGGTGGCCCATGCGCGAACAGGGGGTGACGTGCGCCCTTGGTCTCGAACATGTAGGCGTTGGGTGCCTGCTGGCCGCCGGGACCGCCCGCGCTCACGTATGCGATGGTTCTGGCCTCCGAGAATCCCGCCGTCAGGTAGGACTGGATTGACGGTGGAATCTTCTTCGAGCCGATATAGGGCCGGGTAGAGTTCGGCCGCGCCCGCACGATCTCCTTCGCCTTGCGGGCGATGACTCCAGCGGCGGCCCGCAACCCCATCCGGTCACCCTGGATGGAGATACCCATCAGGTCACTGCACCTGGCAGGAAGTAGGTGCCAGCAGTGCTGCCGGTGTAGACGGACAGCGTGAAGTTCACCAGCCCGTTCGTGTCGTTATATACAGACGGCTGGAATGGACCGAACAGGTAGACGCCGCTGGATGTCAGTGCACCCGAGGTGAATAGCGGAGTGCCGATCAGGCTGCCAAGGACACCGCGTTCGAACAGGAAGCTGATCGTCGGGGTGATCGCTCCTAGTACGAGCCGCAGCAGGATCGCGCCATTGTTCGGGAAGGTCACGCCACCACCAGCGGCGATGGATGTCGGCTCCGACGCCGGTAGCTGGGTAGGCGACGTAAAGCTGGTGGTGATGTTCGCTGTTGCTGCTGGCAGGGCGACGGCCATTTCTTACTCCTGGGGTCAGATTGTGTCGAGCGTCTGGTAGGTGATCTGAATCTGCGGGTTGGTCTCGTCGTCTAGGCCGGTGAAGCCGACGCTCTGGGTCACCAGCGCGGGACCGCCAGCCTTAGGAGACTCACCGTCCAGCTTGATGTTCGGGATGATGATGTCGAGCAGTTCCGGAGCACCACCAGAGGTACCCACGGTAGGACCGGTGAACTTCAGTTCCAGCGCCAGTGAGGTGTCGCCAGCGAAGGCGTTGTACATCGTCGCGGCGGCCAGCCATTCCGCCGTGAAGGTTCCGGTGATCTGGCGGAAGCCGTTCTCGATGGGCTCCGCCGCGAAGCCTCCACCACCCAGGAAGTACCGGGTGTCATCGAAGGCGACCGTGTGCTTGATGCTCGCGTCCTTGATGTTCGCCAGGGTGGTCGCACCGGACAGGGATACCACACCGGAGGCCAGCGTCGGTGTACCCGTTAGCAGGTTCGCCTCACGGAAGTGGAAGATGTCCATGCCGGGGGTGACCGTGAAGGTGGCCAGTGCGGGCACGGAGCCGTTCAGCGGGTCGGAGTTACCCGCGCCGCCAAGCTCGTTCCTGCCGTCAATGGTCAGGTCAAGCTCAGCCAGCGCGCCAGAGGCGACGTTGATCGTCCATTCAGAAATCTTGCACCCGACGTATGTGAATGGCATGACGGTGCCATCGGTGGTCGGGATGCCCTTCTGGAAGGTCAGCGAGTGACCACCAAGGTTACCCGGCTGGTGAATGGCCTTCTGGACCGTGGTGGTGCCGATCTGGGTCAGGGTCGCGTTCGACTGGCCATAGGAGCCCAGCATGGCGAACAGGAGCTTGTTCAGCCTGCGAGTCTGGAGGTCCATCGTGATGCCGCCACCGGCATCATAGTTCGTCAGAACTCGACGCCCGGCACGGTCGTACAGGCCACCACCATGAAGGCCCTGGCCCTGTACCGTGGTCTTGGACAGAGCGAGCGTCTCCGACTTGAACTCCAGCGGCAGTGCTGAAGCAAGCGACGGCGCTACCCCATATGTCGTCTCGTCTGTGTAGACAAGCTGGGAGGCGATGCCTGAGCCGATAGCCATGGTCAGCCCTTACCCTTCCTTGTGGTCTTCGTGGTCTTCGCGGGCACTTCGTCATCCACGAAGTCATGTTCCGGCAGCGCCACAGGTTCGTCTTCCTTATCGGCTGGCGGCTCCGCTAGCCCCCTTGCCTCATCCGATACTGTAGGCAGCGTGAAATCGCTTACGCGGTTACCGTCCTCATCCACCTCAGCGAAGTAGAGCGGAGAGAACTCGACACCATCGGGCACCACTACGATCTCGCCCTTCTTATGAAGGCCGAAATCCTGTAGATGTACCAGTCTCATGTCGCTCCTTAGAACTTGGTGTCAACGCGCTGTGCGCCATGAATCTTGAAATCGATGGTGCCCACCGATCCGCCGCCGGTACCACTGCCGCCTGTGGTGGTGTCAGGCACGAACTCGTAGTCGGTCAGGTATGCCCACCGAACCGGGCCGGTATTGTCGCCTGGGTTAGCCGGTGGCACCGCGAGTGTGTAGTTGTTGGCAATCGCCTCGGTGAGGATGTTGAATGCGGCTAGGGCCTCAGTCTCGCGGGCATCGAAGTCGATATCTCCCTGCCAGCTTGAGACACAGCAACTGATGTCCCATTCTTCCTCGACCCGGTATGCCGGGCTGAGTTCCGCTGACGACTGCAATGCGGTCCAGCCGTATATCTGCACCGTCAGCGGGGCTGAGAACACGCCCATGCGCTTGCCGTACCAGAAGAAGGTGTCATCCGGAAGCAGCGGCTGCCAGATGGTGAGCAGGTTCTTCCGGGCCTGTACGACCTGAATGCTCATGCCTCGTCCTTACTGTCAGAACTGCGCTGGCCACTGGGTCTTTAGCTGGTCCTGGACCGTGGTACCGCCGTACAGTTCTGGTGACTGGTTGTGGCCGGTTACGGTGATGGACAGCGAGCCGGATGTGGTGGTGCCTGCGGTGTCGGTAATGCTCAGGGTGAAGGTGAACTTACCCGTCGCTGTTGGCGTGCCCGATAGCCGCAGCTTGTCGGAGGCACTCACGGTGATCCCCGGCGGCAGCGCACCCGTAGCCACGGTGGTGGCGGTAATAGCCGTAGCATTACCCGTAGTGGCGATACCCGCCTCGTATGCCTCGTTGACGCGGCCGGTCGGGAACTTGGTGGTCTGGATGACGATGTCTGCTGCCACTGGTTAACTCCTGTCAGAACTCAGTCGGCCACTGCACCTGAAGCTGGGTCAGCAACGGCGCGGCGCGGACCACGGACGGCCCCGGCTGGTTGTGGATGGTGATCTGGTAGGACGGTGATACCACCGCACCCGCCGTGTCGGTCAGTGACAGCGTGAAGGTGAACACTCCCGCCGTGGTGGGACGCCCCGTGATCCTGATGTGATCAGTGGCGTTCACTACAAGACCGGCGGGAAGCGCACCCGTGTTCACCGTGCCGACTGTCACCGCCGTGGCGGCCAGTGATAGCGCGAGCCCGGCCTCATAGGGCACGTTAACGAAGCCGTCCGGAAGAAGAACGGTCTTGTAGACGATGTCAGCCATTGATCAATCCTTCGGCGTAGTGGTCAAGCCTCGTCGCGGACGGAGCCCGGCCAGAGTCGTTCGATTGCCAGTTCGGCGTCGAAGTGCTCGCTGCCCGGATCGGCAGTCCTTAGCTCGCGCTGGCGGCTCTCATGTGCCCTCTCCAGGCGCTCCTTCAGTTCGTCGCGCTCCTTGCGGAGTGCGGCGGTGTCATCGGTCTTCGCAGCGGCCGGTGCTGCGGGTGCCTTCGCCTTCGCAGCGGCCGGTGCGCGCTCTGGGGTCTCGGTCATGACTCGTCTCCCATTCCAGCCGGGCTGTCTAGGCCATGCGCCCGGCGAATCTTCTCGTGATGCTCCACGTCCATGTACTCGCCACGCTCAATGGCGGCGAGCTTCGCCTCGGCCGCCGCTATGACGGGATGACGCGGGACGCTGTTCGCCTGGAACTCGTCAGCCTCGCGCTGCTCGGCGCTCCTGGTGTCCGGTGCTTCCTTGTCAGCCATTGCTGTCCTTCCTTTATCCGATGATCGGGGCCGCGCGATACGGCTTGATCATTTCGAGAATCCTGTACGGGACTCCGTAGGTGGGCATTACGACGCCCGCCGCCGGTCCTGAACGGGCCATGTCCTGGTCAATCGCCGCATAGCCATACTGTGAGGTCTGCTGGGCTGAGCGCTGCATCGCACCCTGCCACCATTCAGCGATCAACTCAAGCTCGGCAAGCTGAATGATCGGCGGGACCGGGTTCCTGCCTGCGGTGTAGACCACCCTAATGTTCCCTGTGCCAGGAACGAAGGGGACTACCACATTGCCGGAACTTCGCCGGGTGATGTAGCCATCCTGCTCGGACTCAATCGAGTAGGCGTACTGGCTGCTCACGACCGGGCTATTCGCCTGGACATAGTCCAGTTCGAATGTGGCGAACCCCCAGCCTTCCTCGATTGACTCGATGGAAATGATCGGGGTGTTCCAGAGGAAGATCGAGGTCTCTCCGCCGTCATAGCTCTCATCAAACAACTGCGGGACATTGTTGCCGGTCTCCCGGCGCATGACCTCATCAGCGGCGTCGATGTAAATCTGGAGGTGCAGGTCGTCAGCGGTGTCGGCAGGAGGGTACCTCAGATGTGCTCGCACCTGGTCAAGGGTGACGATGTTCGCCATCTGAGGCTCCCAACTGCGCTCCTACGATTAGTGAGACGGGATGGGCGAGGGCGAGGCATTCCACTCGCCCACCCCATCCAGATCAAGAGGCCGGTGACTTGTACTCGACCACGGCGCGAAGGTCGTTCGCGCGTGCGTCCATGCGGACGAAGCCAAGGAAGCCAACCTGGAGGAAGTCCGCATATCGCTCATCGAGACGCATAACGGACGCCTGAGTCACCTGACGCACGACCATGCAGGTCTGGAAGTCACCGAACAGCAATCCGCCGACCGTGTTCAGGGTCGTGCTGATGTTTCCGGCGTTCTGGTCGATCTTCACCGGGTAACCGTAGACACGGTCATCGGCTCCGACCTGAACGTTCGGGTTCCACAGCGGGTGACCCTGGGTGTCGGTGATGGAACGAATGTTCCACAGAGTGGTGTCGTTCATCACCCAGGTGCAGCGACCGCTCGCGCGGTATGCCGGGTCCACCTTCGCGGTCATCAGGACGATGTCATCCCAGCCAGGCATTCCGGAAGTCAGCTTGTTAGCTGGCGTTGCGGAACCAAGCTTGGTGACGGTGCCACCAGCGGTCGGCTGGTACAGGCCGCCCTGCGCACCGGACTTGACGCCATAGGCGGTCAGTGCGGTGGTAAGGCCCATCAGGGCTGAGGTGCCGGTGCCGGTGTAAAGCTCGGACGCGACGAAGCGGCCAATGCTTTCACCGATGCGCTCGCGGACGAAGCCCTCAACATCGAAGGCGGAGTCGTTGATCGCTTCGAGGCCAGCCAGTGCAACGTTGGACGTGATCGTCCAAGCGTTCATCTGGCCCTGGCCGAAGACGTAATCCTGGAAGCCAAGCTGGCTACCCTGGGCTCCCACGTAGTTACCCACGATGGAAGTCGGGTCAACAGTCGGCCACGGCATCGGGTTACCGGTGCTGGTTTCGATGATCTTGGCCAGATCCAGAAGGCCACCGAACTGCTTCAAGGCAACCTGGAGGTTGTGCCAGAAGCCCTGCGGGACCAGGAACCCAGCGTTGGACGCGCCACCGACCGTGTACAGGGCGTTGGCGTCGTTGGTGGTACGGATTTCACCAGCAAGCAGGTTGCGGCGCTCCTCACCACTCAGCGCGGCGACACCACGGCGCAGGTACGCACCGAATGCGCGCTCGTGCTGCTCCTTCTGGGTACCCTCGTACTGGTCACGAGAGACGCCCTGAAGATCGGCAGCTTCCTCGCGTGCGTCGTTCAGCTTGTTGAACTGGACGATGCGCTCAAGGTCCTTGTCGAGCTTGCGCAGTTCCTTCTCGGCGCGGTCGTAGCTCTGCTGCTCCTCACCGGACAGCGAGCCCTCGTCGTTCCAGCGCTCCATCAGGTCGGTCATGTGACCGTAGACGGTTGCGCGCTGCTCGCGAATCGCCTTCTCGCGAACGGACATTACTCTAGCCACAGCTAGCTCCTTTGACTCTGTGCCTCATGGATACTGACGGCCCGAGTGTCTGGAGACGGCTCGTGCTAGATGCCCCTGGACGGCGCTGTGCGTGTCCCTGCGGGGTTAGAACTATGGGGGTAGGGTGATCGTATGCCCTACGTCAGGATGCGTCTAGGAGAGCCTTACGGCGGTCCTCCGCGTCCTTCATGCGCTGGCGTGCCTCGGCCAGCGTCAGTCCGGTGAACTCCTCCTCGGCTGGCGGTTCCTCCGCCGCCCGCTCGGCCGCCTTCATGGCGGTCTCGGTCAGGTAGCCCTGTGCCAGGTCGAGAATCCGGAGTGAGGTTGTGGTCGGTGGCATCGACATCGCGAGGGTGTAAATCTCGTCCATGTCGCGCCTCACCTCATCGTTGACAGCGTCCCCGACACCACCAACACCGTTCCAGTGATCCGGCAACATGTCCGCCACGCCGAAGTCGGTCGCGCGCTGGATGATCTCCAGGCGGGCCTCGGTGTCCGGTGCGGTCTTGATGTCACGGGCCAGGGCGTTGATGTCATCAGCGCGGGATACACCCCCCGGCAGCACGCCACGGTCGCCAGGCTCCCAGCCTTCGGTCATCTCACGGAAGTCCGCAAGAGCTTCCCAGGCGTCCATGTTCGTCTCGGCGGCAACCTTCACACCGAACTTCGACAGGGCGGCCTTGATCTTGGACTTGATGGAGGCAAGCTGTGTAGCGGAGTATTCGCCAGCGTTCTTGGCCTTGCTGATGTAGGACCAGGCGGCCTTTGCGTGCTCCTTGGTGTCAATCGGGTAGCGCTTCTTCTTGTCCGACTGGTAACCCGGGTCAGCATAGGCAACATCGCCATATGGTGCCTTCTTGTCATCAGCACGGACCTCGGTGCCACACTGGGCACATGCGCGTGTGCCACTCTGGAGAGCAGCGCCACAAGCGCCACAGTATTCGCTGGACGGCTTGTCACTTCTCATGCTCTCTCCGCAGGCGGTGCAGTAGGCGTCGTACTGGCCCGTAGAGCCGCACTCGCCACAGGTGGTTAGGTCGGTGTAGGTAGCGGCGGCGGCCCGGCCTGATCGGCCATTGGCGTTGGGCGCGGTGAATGCGCCATCCTTGCCTTCGCCAGGAGACTTGTCGCTGGTGTCCGCAGGATCGTCCTCATCGTCGTCATCGGCCGCAGACTCCTGACCGGCAACATCTGCACCATGCGGTGACATGGCCATTATATCACCGATCTGCATAGAGGCGAACCGCTCCTGCTCCGGAGACATTCCACGAGCCGCACGGACCTGCTCCTTGGTGGATACCAGGGTGTCAGTGTAGGCCGGGAAGGTGCACACGCTGATCTCGTGGACCTTCATTTCGAGAATCTCACGGATCTCACCATCCAGTGGCGTGGCGGGCGAGCCATCCTTCATGGTCCACTTCTCGCGGATCACCTCGAATCCGAATGAACAGCCACCGTAGTTACCAGCCTTGACGTTCTTGCGAACATCATTACCATAGGTGGTGTCCACGATCTGAGCTTCCCAGTCACCACCCTGAGGACCGTCCGCCATGGTCAGGCTGCCCGCACTCATGCGGGCCAGTGGCAGACGGGTCTCATGGTTGTCGAGCAGGACGATGTCGCCATCGTTGATCGACTTCCTGCCCGCGCCACGCCTGATGTGCTCGGTGAACCCATACGGCCCGGAGCCGATCTGAGTCCGCTTACCATATGGCCAGGCCCGGCCATGTAGCTTGCCATCGTCGCCCACCGTAGGAGCGGCCCTCTTGATGTAGCGATATTCCATGGCCATTACGAAGGCCCTCCAAACCCGTTAGAGGCGGCGTTAACGGTGCCCGGTGATGGCAGGCCCTTGTCTCCCGCGCCCATGTTGAGCGCCAGCACTGGCTCGTCCAGACCTGGTAGCGGCACCATGTTCTCCTTGATTCGTGCTTCGTTTCGTGTCATCCATCCAGCGGCGATGCCCTGGGTGTATGCGGCAAAGCGCTCGGCCATGCTGCCCCTCATCAGGCGGTCTAGGTCGAACTCGCTGTACTGCTTGCGAATGTTGATAACCTCACGGCTGATCCGCTGCTCCATGCGGCCCGTCCAGCCCGCGACCGTGTAGGATACGAATCCCACGTTCTGGGACTCGATACCCGCGCCCCAGGATGTTGAGCGCTCTACGTCACCGACCAGGTGCGGCGGAATGCCGAACAGGCGGGCGATCTCGTTGGTCTCCCATCTGCGGGACTCAAGGAACTGCAAGGAATCCGGCGGGATCGTCAACTGCTGGAAGTCCGTGCCAGCATCCAAGACGCCGACCTCGGCCGCATTGTCTAGGCCGCCCATCTTCTGGAGCCACTTGGCGCGGACGGAGTCAGCCTGCTGCTGGTTGGCCAGCGGTGCCTTCACCTTGATGATGCCGGAAAGGATGCTGCCCTTGGCATAGAACTTCGCGGCCAGCTTGTCACCCGCCATCGCCGTGCCCAGCGTGCGCGCGGCGAACTGGATAGGAGACAGGCCCTGGAGCCCGTCGTATCCGAGGCCCGGGATGTGCATGATCTCGTAGTCGGTGTAGATCACCGGGTTCTGCTCAAGCAGGTCGCCCTCATCGGACACGCGCTTGACCTCGAAAAGCTTGGTGCCGACCGGCACACCCGTACGTGCCGCCTCTCGCGGGTTAACACGGTGGACCTTCACACGGCCGGGGTAGATAGGCTGCAAGTCCACGATCATGTCGGTGGCCGGGTTCCGGATCTTCCGGACATAGGCATTGCCCCACAGGGCCAGATGAACCACGACAAGCTCCCACAACTCATACTGTGTGTAGACCATCGTGTTGTTCGACTTGTCCAGAATCTGCGGGAACTGCTCCACCTTGCCCGGATCGCGGAACGTCCTCAGCGGGCATCCCGCGATGACCGTGGCAAGCAGCCCTACGCAACGGTAGACCGTGGGAAGGACCATCGCGTTGTCAGGCGTGACCGATTCCCCAGAGTCCGTCTGCGTCAGGGAGTCGAAGATAGACCCAAGACCGACAGAGCTTAGCGGAACAGATGGATTCTCGAACGGGTTGATGATGCCCGTTCCGCTAGCACGCCGCTCCACGCCACGAGCGTTGAACAGCGTCATAGCTTATCCTCTCTGCTGCCTTTCGGCTACGAGTATGCCGCCCAGTCCCCCGACGATCAGTGCGACCGGGACCGAGAAGTATGAGATTCCGAACAGAACCGAAAAGGCGCAGACGCACTCGAAGACCGTGAGGACGGTGTTCCTCTCGGTCGCGATATCGAGGGTGGCCTTGGTGTAGGGCTTGACTCTGTCCCACAGGGTTGCCAGCCGGGTCTTTGCTGGGGCCATGAAAGCCAGATTTGGCATGTTGCCTCATTCGATGATAAGTGCTACGCAATTATCATCGACGGCGGCAGTGCGTAGCTGCTGCCGCCTTAGTAGACGAAACCAATCTGAGACACCGGGGTTTCGTGCTCCTCTCCGGTGTACTCATCCTTCCACTTATAGGTCGGCTCGTCCCAAATCTGCTGAGTGAGCCAGTAGCCCGCGCGATCCACGGCCATGACCGCAGCCACGGCGAGGTCGATCTTGCGCGGAGACTGCCTGGCATCCTTCATAAGTCGTGCGCCACGGGCGTCAGTCTTTAGCTGAGCGTTCTCCAGGTGCCGTGCGAGACGCGGGTCACCGTTGTGGCTGATCTTCTGGGTAGTGACCGCCTCGTAGAAGCGCTGTGTCGCTGGACCCATCCGGCTGAGGGTCTGCGGATAGGCGACAACCGGGAGTCCTTCTTCCTCCAGTTCTTCGCCTGCATCCAGCCAGAACCATTCGTCCCATGCTATCTCGCGGACCTTGTACTTGTGGCAGGCTTGCCGGATCGCGGCCTTCACCGCACCACGTGGAACTCTCCAGTTGTCGTCCTCCGGTGGCTTCTCCCAGAGACCGATCACCTCTACCTGTGGCTCCTGTGACACCGTCACCGCTACCAGCGCGGTAGAGTCGCCATTCTTCGACCCGTCAAAGCCGAGAACGACACCCTTGGCTCCGGGGGTGAATGGTGTCTCAGTACGGCAAGAGTTCCAGCTTCCCTGTGGCAGCCATGCGACAGTCTGTGAGACCCACTGGTTCAGTCTCTTGGTCCGGTACTCGTTCTCGTGGACCTTCTTCACCACGGAGGAGAAGTCCTCGGTGTCGATCAGGTCACCATAGCCGGGGTTTGCGGCCTCCCAGACGGCGGGATCACGGTGGTCGCTCTTGGGTGGTGCGCCATACCAGGCCATGAAGAACGTGTCGTCCTCGATCTCGCCCCTGGCGATCTTCTCGCCATACTGGAAACGGCGGTAGCAGATCGAGTCGCCACCGGTTTGGTCGGTCCTGACGCCTGCGGTGGTGATGATGATGAGAAGCGGGTCACGGCGAGCACCGAAAGCCTGGACGATAACGTTGTAGAGTTCGTCGGTGGGTGCGGCATGAAGCTCGTCATAGATGGCGAGGGTAGGGTTCAAACCTTCCTTCGTGAACGCCTCACTGCTAAGCACCTTGTAGATAGAGCCCGTGTCGAGATACTCGATGGCGTCACGGTAGACCTTGAGCATGCCGCTGAGTTCTTCGTCTAGCTCGACCATGCGCTTCGCGACATTGAACACGATGCGGGCCTGGTCCTTGTCGGCGGCCAGGGAGTAGACCTCGGAGCCGTCCGCGCCCATGACTAGGCCATGAAGACCGAAGCTGGAACCCAGCGCCGACTTGCCGTTCTTCCTCGGGAGGCCAATCAGGGCCTCACGGTGGCGGAGCCTGCCGTCCCATCGCCGGGCATACACACGGCTGGTCAGGTCCCTCTGCCATGGACGGGTCTGGATCAGTTCGCCAGCATGGCCGCCCCAGGACTCCTTGGTGATACGGCAGTAGCCCTCGATGAACTCATCGACATATGGCCCATCCCCGCGCTCGATGTCCTCCTGGGGAACGGGAGTCATCAAAAGGGGAACGGCGGTCATTAGGCGTCCTCGCTGCTATTATATCATCAAATGGATCAGGACCCGGCGTCACTGCCTGAATCGTCGTCGGAAACCGCTCTTTGCGGGTTGGTGTCATACCGGCGAGTCTGTTGCTGGCGAATGCGGACAAGCTCCGTGCTGAGCTTGAAAACCTCTAGCTGAAGCTCCTGCGCCATGGTGTTGACGCGGCGCAGTTCTTCCTCTAGCTGGTCGATGGCAGCCTCGTAAATGCGCTTGGCACGGTCGAATGCCTCATCGTCTATCCGGCGCAGGTAGGCGCTCGGGGTCGCCTCGGACTTGGTAATGTTGCTGGCACGGGTAGACGCGATCCAGATCACGATGGAGATCACGGTACCGATGATGGCCAGCCCGATACCGAGAACCGTGCCGGGGTCAAGATGGAAACCATCAGCGCTGGGGGTTGCCAGGAGGCTATCAATTATCACCATTGAAGTCCCCCAGGTTGAACGGACGGTGTTCCGGCCAGTAGGAGACGATAGCGGTAACCCCCGCGAAGGCATACCAAATGACAGCGGCTGCCCATTCCCTCGGCACGACTGGATGGATCACCCAGCTATACAGGATCATGGACGCCCAGAAAATCTTCAGGGCGACCGCCGAGGTAAAGCCGATACGGTCCAGCCGGGCGAATGCCTGGACGAGGCAGACGAGGCCCACGAAGAACCACATAATTCCCCATGTCCGTGCCGGGATAACGGTGTCATACGCCTGGGATATCGGCGTTGGGTCGATATACACCGACCACCCAAACAGGGTGTCCAGCAGCGCGAGAAACAGGAGAAAACTACCACGCCTGCCAATACGCCCTATCAGCCTCCGCACGGCGTTAGTCATGGTCGTCTCCATCAAAATCTTCTAGCGTGAACGGCCGGTGCTCGGGCCAGTTTGAAACAATGGCTGTTACTCCTGCGAAGGCGAACCACTTGACCGCCATCGGGAAAGCATTAGGGTTTGTGCCGGTGTAGGCCCAGGAGTAGAACAGGATCAGCGCCCAGGTGGTAATGAGGCCAACCGATGCGGAGAAGGCAATCCGGTCCTGCTTCGCGAACGACTGGATAGCGCACACGGCTGTCACGGCGGAGAAGATGACCGCCCATACCGAGTGGGCCAGGATGAGGTCTACGCCCGGCCCGGCGAAGGGTGCCGTGTTGGTCCACAGTTCCCAGGCTTGAACCGCACCAGCGATGGCGAGGAACATCAGGTATGCGCCCCGGCGGCCTACACGGCTGACGAGACCTGACTTTATGCGCCCCCGTACGCGCGTGTGCATACCACAGTCACCACACAGGAACCGGTCGGCTCATCCAGCCATTGTCGAGGCCCCAGCGCATGCAGTCAGCCGGGCACACATAGTCCGGGCTCTCCGTAGCGGCGGTCAATAGCGGGCCGATGTCCACATGCATGGCCTCCTGCTCGCGCACCACGGTACCGGAGCAGATGGCCATCTTCTTGTTCGCGAATAGCTGCTCGAACGGAACATGAAGATGTGCCACCGTCGCCAGGTACCAGGCATAGGCGCGCACATCATAATGCATGCCCACCATGCCCTTCGCCGCACCCACGCCCACGAGAAGCTGGGCGTCCGACAGTGGCTGCCCGGTAGCCCAGATCACATCGGACTGGGCCGTGGCCCGGCTGATCTCCACCTTGGGCCATTCGGCCTGCACGATGGCCGGTGCGATATCCGGCTTTAGCTCGGTGCCGAAGTTGTGGTTACCGATGAAGATGACACAGTGCCCCGCCCAGGAGGCGTCCCTGTCACCATGCGGGAAACGTGCCTTCCGGGTCATGCGCATCTGCGCGTCACGAATGGCGGTGCCGAAGAAACCGGTACCGTGGGCGCAGCCCCACATGCCCGGCCTCAGATCACTTGGAAGCTCCATCCTTGCTCCTGTTTGCTCGTGTCTTGTTTTGGAGATCGGCTATACCGGTCCTGGTCTTGACCTCCACCAGGCCAAGACGAGCCCTATCCGCCGGGGAGAATCCAAGCTGAGACAGGCACTTGCGAATGGTAGCCTCCAGCATTCTCATTTCCTTGAGAAGCGGATTCGCCACCACCATACCCTTGACATAACCCTTGACCACAAGCCCTGTCTTGTTGACCTCATCGCGGAATGCCTCCAAGTCATCATAGGCGCGGGCGATCTGCTCCACCCAGTGATAGTCCTCAGCGGGGTGCAGCCAGACGATGCCCGCCTCCCAAATCTTGTCCCACTCCCTCAGGCCACGCTCCTTCAGGCCCTCCGGAGCGGCCGGGATATCGATCACACGACCGGTAATGACACGCCCGGGAGTGGTGGCCACATCCGTGCCGGGCCTGCGGCCATCGGGCCTCCTGCCATCCCCACGTGCCTGCGCGGCCTGTCGCTCAAGAGGGATCGGCGGACGCCCCGCTGGCATTACTGCCCGATCAGCGCGGGAACCGTCTGCCAGTTCTGGGCGAATGCCTGCTGAAGCTGGTGGATACGGATCATCGTCGCGTTTACATCCGGCATCAGGGCGCACATCCAGCGGTCAGCCGGAAACTCCGCCGTCACATCCTTGCGGTTCGGAATCGCGCCATCCTGCTCATCCCAGAGGTTAGCCGCGCTGTTAGTGCCACCCGCGAAGCGGGGGATCAGGTGGTCGAGTTCACCATTGACGCCACCTGACGGAATCCCATACAGGGTGGCGATCTGGCCGAACTTCAGCGCATTCGTCTCACTCTCCGGAGCGCGGAGATTGCGCCATGAGTCGCTCATCGTGTAATGGCCGGGGGTGCCAGTAGGCACGCACAGATCAGACGGGCCAATGGCCGGGTCATACGCGCCCGGGGTGCAGTGTGAATCCGGCAGATTACCCGATGGTGTCGTCGTGATATGGCATGGTCCCGTAACCGGGAATGCCTGGACATGGCCGGTCTCCGTGGTCTGGACCGGGCCTGGCCCCGGTGAGACTGTCGCGGAGGGTGAGGCTGATACAGAGGGTGAGGCTGGTGGTGTGGTCGAGAACGTGCCCGAGGATGTATAACTTGAGCATGCCGTCAGCGCAGCCGTCGCGGCTGTCGCTATCGCCAGGAGGATGCGTCTCATTGACTGCCTTTCGTATGAATATGGCTGATGCCCAGAACTCCTGTAGCGCGCCTTCCGGCATCATGCTCAGGGCCTCATCGGTTATGGACGATACTACGCGCCCTTCATCATCCGTGGCTTCCCACTGCTGTCTGCGGTCATTGTGCCGCCACGAGACGAGAGACACCTATGCTTCTCCAACCCACGCAACTACATCTTCGACATGATCTGGTGGCATGAACCATTCACCATCCGGGCGAATACGGTGCCGCCCGAAGTGCTCATGGAGCCAGCGCTCCTCACCATAGGCGCTAGGGGTATAGGTGACACCCTTGACCTCCAGCCGCCACGGACAGCCCGTCTGGAGGGTCTGGAGGCGCTTCTGGAGGTTGTTAGTCACGCCAATCTTGATGGGCCTGATGTTCGGGTCCTCGAACCCGATGATGTAGACGCACAGGTTCGGGTCGGGCAATCTCTTGGCGGACCCATCGTGCGGGAACGCCCTCGATCTCTGCGGGGGTGGACGCCCTCTGCCGGGCTGCCGGGAGGCGTCTCGGAGCGCCCGGTCCCACAATCGCGCCCATGCGCCCATCCTGGCCTCCCGTCACTTCGACCCTATATGGCACTGTACCACCCATAGCGGACGGATGACCCCACCAGACATATGTCAGGTGCTTGTGCATGAAGTACAGGACGCCCATGCTGATCGCGAACCCAATCCAGCTAATGACCGCCAGAACCACGAAGGCGACGAAGATGGCATGGGCGAGTACCCAAATAAGGGCCGCCGCGCCGATGGTTCCCAGGAGGGTTCCACCCGCTCCCTTCGGCTCACAACAGCAGCATGCCATTACTTCGCCCTTCCTTCGAACCAGGTCTCGATCTCATCGCGCCAGTATTCCTTCGGACGGCCCTGCTGGTTCAAGCGTATACCACAGTGCTCGGGGAACTCCGGGTCACGGAAGGCGGCATTGCGGAGGGCCTTACCGTTCATCGGGACGATGCCCTTGTCCGCTACCTCCTGAAGGGTTACCTTCTGGCGCTCCTGAACGATCTCCGCCTCAACAATCGCCTCGGAGTCAGAGCTTCCCCTGGTCAGCGCTGGGGCAGAAGGATCAAGGGTCCTTGCCTCGGGGTCAAGCCGTGGGTCGTTAACGGTGTCCTTCGGGAATGGTGTAATCTGGCCACTGGATGCGAAATCCCTAGCTTCCCGGCCGCCAACCATGGCTGCCTGGCACTCACGGACAATAGCGGTAACGACCTGGATATGGCCCGGCTTCATCGTGCGTGTGCGTGGCATGTCGAACTCCGGAACCAGCATACGCCAGTTGTTCTTGGTGTACCGGCCGAGGATTCGGACACCCATGTTCTCACGCGCTGCGCCCGAGCCAGCGGCGAGGGCGGTCATCATCTGTGCCACCGCGAAGATGTTCACGCGAACCTGGCGGCCCATGAACAGAGCGGTCTCCATAGCGGTGATAGCGGGTGACTTCTTCGGTGCTGTCGGAGCCCGGTTGTCATTCCACCATACGCGCAGGCGCGCGTTCATTTCGTTCAGTTCTTCTGCGATCACCAGAAGGCGGGGGCCGACGTTGGCGAGAATGTTGCCCTCGACATCATGGCTCCTGTCCGCGATACGAGTCCGGATTTCGATCTCATTGGACAGCCATATGAGGGCCGCATGAATCTCGTCGGTGCTTGCCGCATAGCGGACGTTTGGCAGGCCCTTAGCCCAGGCATGAGAAATGCGCTTCGGGTCAAGGATGAGTACGATACCGCCATTGTGAAGAACCTGTGCGGCAACGAGACGGGCGAGCACGGACTTACCACCACCCGCGCCGATGGAAAGGCCGAAGTGCGGCGAGTCAGCCGCGAGGCTAACCTTTACCGGAAGGTCACCACGGCCGAGGCCAAGCACAACGGCGTCCTCACCGGCCTTCTCGATTTCGAGGGCGATGTCGGCCAGACTCACCTCGGGCGGCGGGGCCTTGCGGTTCTTGATGTCCACATAGGAGTCGTCACCCTCTAGGTGCCATTCGGCATCGGACTCCGGGTGCCATCCCATCGTCTCAGTGACAACCTGAACAAAACGGCCCCGCTCCTCCGGGGTGCCATTCCAGTTCTTCGGCATCTGGAATCTGGCTGCCTGCCGCTTCGGGTCGGTAAACCTGATCCAGCGGCTTCCTCCCCGGCCGCCGTGGAGTGGCCTGTTCGCATGCGGGGCTACAGCCCTGTGAAGAATGGTCGCATGCTTGCGGTGGCCCCTGACCTTCTCCAGCCTGTACACTCTCCATGCCGCCTCTAGCATGAGTCCTGCTCCCATCACGAATACGAGGAACCACAATGGCTGGGCATCCGTGAGGAATGCCATGCCGAACAGTGGCGGCCCAATGGTGAGGCCAGTCCTGATACCGGCTCTATGTGCGCGTGCCTTGAAATGATAATGGACGGAGCCCGGGTCGTACATGTGCCGGTAACGGCGGTCGGCGTCATTCCTTACCCATGGTGGAAGCCCTCCGGAGAACCAGCGCCAGAGCACGAACAAATGGCCGTGGTGGTTCATCATCGCCTTGATGTGGCCAATCCAGCCAGCGATAAAGAGCACGATGATAACGAGGACGACGAGTGCCGCCACAAAGAGGTCCGCGTGTAGCTGTGCCATAGTCATAGTCTTTCGCCTCTTATCTTGCGGAGCAAGAAAGGTGTGGGCAAAAGGATTGCGCTTTTACTCCGCGCGCTTTATCTCGCCTGCCTAACCTCTCGGCTCGCTAGCTTCTCGCTCGCCTTCCTTCTCGTCTGCCGAACTGATCTAATTTGGCGTTTACATTCCCGCCGGATTACTGGCCGGTAACTTCAAATCACATCCGTGTAACACGTCATTCCGGCTTGCCATTCCGGCCGGTGTCCTGTAAGCTGATAGCATGACAACGAACCGGAAGCCCGCCATCCAGGTCAAGATCCACCATGGCAAGATCGTTCCCATCGTGAAGGCCGGTCACTGGCTGCACGTGGAAGGCTTCACCGCCCTGGTGATCATTGCCATTATAACAGTTGCCCGGATCGTCAAGATCATCGGCTGCCTGGTGTGGTCCGCTGGGTGCCTGATCGTTCCCCCGATTGCCCGGCTGGTCCCCCGCTATGCGCCCCGGCTTACCCGGCTCGTCCTCCGCTACGCGGCCGGGATCTACCTGGCCTTCCAAGCCTTCTACACACACTAGGGGTTACCGTGCAGTTCCTATGGTCACCAGCGTTCACGCGCCCAGGCGCACTAACCATCACCGCGCGAGACTGCGCGATCTGCTCCCGGCTTAACCCGGGTGAGGACTGCATTTGTGCCAGTGTCGAGTTCGGCAGCGCTGAATACTTCGCGCGCCTTGACGCGCTGCACGGTCGG